CTAGACTTGTTCTCCTTTTTGTTTCTTGTAGAACGCTTGGAAAAGCTTTAATAAGGCTCGTTTTTCAATTCGGGATACATAGCTCCGTGATATGCCTAAATCCTTCGCAATCTCCCTCTGTGTTCGTTCCTCGTCTTCTCCAAGACCAAACCTACCTATGACGACTTCTTTTTCTCGATCGGTTAATACATGTATACACTCATAAATTTGCTTTTTCTCCATTTTTAGTTGTAACGCTTCAACAACATCGGGTGCATCATCTTGAAGAATTTCAAGTAAACTTAATTCATTACCTTCTTTATCCGCTCCGATGGGTTCATTAATGGAAACATCTTTACGTACCTTTTTCAATGAACGTAAGTGCATGAGTATTTCGATCTTTATTACAGTACCTACGCTTAGAAAGTAATAATCTCTGTTCGATCCTCGTAAATAATAATTTCTCTGATTAGTTTGTTCATGATTTCTTGTTTTTCTTCAAACTTCAAGTCACCTTGTTTCTCAAAGTAAAAAGATGCCACTTCTTCAAATAAAGCTTCGTCTGCTTGATGACTCTGATACTCTTCGTTCCTTACCTCAAGATCTTCTAATTTTATTTGCAGCTCTTTTTCCTTTTGAGAATTAGCGTTTAATTGTTCTCGTATTTCTTCTGTAGATATATCTAAATCTCCACTAAAAAGTTCAAACAATCTTTTACGAGCAGATCTTAGTTTTTCAATTTCCTCATTTAATCGAGCAATGTTCTCTTCTTCAAAGTTAGGTACATTCAAATTGTCCTCTTCTGATGTAGCGCTAATCTCGCCGGGGTCATTTAAATAGGCTTCTACCCTTTGCCATACTTCAGTCTCTAGTTGATCGGCATGGATTCGCATTATTGGTCTGCATCCAGGAAACTTCGCGCCTACAGAATTTTTTAGACAAGTATACTCACGTCTATACTTGCTCCAATTCTTAGCGTATCGGCCTGTAATCGTGTTGCCACACTTACCACACCTGCAAAGTCCACTTAGCATGTATTTGCGGTTTCCTTGCTTTGTAGAGCGCCTCTTAATGGTTTGCAATTTATTCTGAGCATATTTAAACGTCTGTTCGTCTATAATTGCTGGTACTTCAATCGTAATCCAGTCTTCTTTAGGTCTTACCGAGATCATTACACGATCTTCTGCTTCACGATACTTGTTTCCAAGCATATCTTCCGTATTCCATTTATTTTGATGGTATACGCCAGTATAGGTCTCGTTGTAGAGGATTTGACGCACAACATTGCGATGCCAAATTCCCTTGCCTCGTTTAGTTGGAATGTTCATTTGGTTAAGGTATCCAGCAATAGAGTTCATACCTTTAATATGAGATGGGGGACTAACAAAAAGACTAAATATCATCTGCACTATCTTGGCTTCTTCTTCATTAACTACATACATTCCATTTTCTTTATCATAGCTGTACCCTAACATATGACCGTTTTTAACTACCTTGCCTTTTTTGGCTTTGTTAAGTCGTCCACGAGACATACGTTCATTAATTTTCTCTTTTTCAAACTCTGCGATTGCACCTCTCATTTGATAAAAAAGCATGCCCTCTGGAGTTCTTGCAAACTCACCATTCACATATTCTATAGAAGCTTTCTTCTCAATTTCTTCTGTAATGATTAATTGATGGACCAACTTCCTTGATAAACGGTCAGGATCGTAACAAATTACTTTACTAATGCTACCCTTCTTAATATCCTCTCTTAGCCTTGATAAAGCAGGTCGATCTAACACTGAACCGCTAACACCATCGTCAATGTATTCAATCGCTTCTTTTGTTTTTGCTTTCTCCTGACAGTCCCGTATCTGCCCCTCGATGCTGTACCCGTGCTTGCTCTGCTCTTCTGTGCTGACACGAATGTAAAGTGCTATCATTTGTCTTCACTCTCCGCTTTTGGTAATAGCTTTTCATAAGCGCATAACATTCACGCCTCATCTCACTCGCTGATTCGCCTTCTTTTAAAATTACACGCATATCGCCACACCTCCATTTTATAAATATGAAGGTGCAGCTTGTACTCTTGACAATTACATTTCTAATATTTAGTAAAAAAAGAGCACGCTTTTACGCATACTCTTTTTGCTTTTCTGCTGCTAAAATATTTACAACTTGCATTGTTCTTATATCTTCTCGTTTATGACACCAGACCAGTGCGGTTTTTTTATCCATCCTACGGACAGTTACTAATCGTTGACTTAATGATCCATCCTTTGCTTCATATATAATGTTCACGGGTTCTCCTGATGATAAAGAGTGTTGCAATACATAACTATTCATCACGTAACCTCCCGTTTAAGTATTTTCAGTGTTCGAGGTTTGTCGTACTCCCAAGTTACGATACCTTTCGCCTTCAAACGGCTAAACAGCGTATGTACAGCTGACACCGCCTTCACGCCAAGCAATTCTGCCAATTCACGAAACGTGGGAGCGTAACCGTTATTTTCAATATAAGTAATTGCAACTTTTAAAGCCTCTTCTTGTTTCTTAGTCATCTTCACCACTCCGTTCTATTTGATCTCATAATATACGAACATACATTCGAAATCAAGACTTTTTATCGAACTTTTGTTCGTGTATAATCGTTCATATAGAACATAATAACTATGGAGGTGCCCTTTTGAACCGTAATTGGAGTACGATTGTGAACACGATTAACATATCAAGATCACTTAACAATCAAATAAGCATCACCTATTATAACGATGGAGAACAAACGGCCATAGGAAAAATCACCAAAATCGATAACACTGACCGCCAACTAACCCTAAAGCACAGACAAGATTTTTGGGTGCTACAGTACAAATACATCATCGATGCCTCGGTGATCGCATCATGAAAGGCAACAAATTAAGTCCAGGATCAAATATGCGATGGGAGTCCATGCGGATGATTTTGCCCGAACAACGTGAAGAGTGGTTAAAGCATCAGCATGATAATAAAAAGGTCAAACAACCTTTGCTCGATGAACAACAGTGGGAAGATTTCGGAAGGGTCATCGGCGAGTGCATGGAGTACAAACACTTGATACGGTTTGAATATTGGGAAGATGGGTTTTTCTACGAGATCCTCGGTGAGTGTCACTTTATAAACGGTAATCAAAAACAATTTCATATCGTAGACACAGACGATGAAATCCACTATCTAAAATTCGAATTCATCTCAGATATAAAACCCCAGTAATAACTACTGGGGTCATGTATATTCATATTGATTCACCAATAGAAACCAGCAAATCCATAAACAACGGAGACAATTGTAGCAGTATATAGCCAATGGACGCTTGCATCAAAAGACTGTAACCACGCTCTTTCATCCCCAACATAACGAATATTCCACCTACTGTTACCATTACTCCAGCTAGAGGCAAACTTAAATTTTGTAATAAATCAATTAAGGGGTCAAAACTGTGTACAATTCTAGACTTTACACCATCCCCTAAGGCTCCTACAGGTATTGCTTCTGCAGCGTTTACCATTGAAAAAAGCCAAGGTTGCACCGCAATCCCTCCTGAAATTGCGGTTGCGGTCGTTAAGGCGACTAATTTTTCTTCTTTCTTCCTTTCTTTTCTGCTTTTATGATGATCGCCTCGCATGAATTCTTGAACAGTAAATGATTCAACTTTACGGAAGCTGTCAAAATAACTCATGATTTAATCACCCTTTTCAATGTGTTAAGTTGAATTCTCCTCTTCGATCCGTTTGGTGAATACGTTAAATATGCCTCCAACCCTACACGTCCTACTTTTTTAGCGCGGGCAACTGCTTTTTTTCGTTTTGACTGTTTCTTTTTTGATTTTGCTTTGGTAGTCCTACTCTTGTATTCAGAGTTTTTCAGTGATCGTGAGTTACTTTTGGTTTTAGGAGCTGCGCTCTTTCTCTTAGCCATCACACAACCCCCATTGCTGATAAGTCATCTGCTGTGAGGACGACGTGATTTATGCCTCGTTCAATGCACTCTTTAGATAGTGTAGATTCTCTTGACTTAAGGCTTGTGAGCCAAACCAGGTTAAATGGCTCTTCACTGTTAGAACTTAGTTCGTTGTATCGTTCGATCTTTTTAACGTTTTCTTTCATCGCTTGTCTATGGTCCACTTCAACAAAACATGCTTTTCCTTCATATTTAAAAAAGGCGTCTGCTACTACCTGCCGATCCCCGATACTTATACGAGCTTCATTCCTCCAACTAGATGGAAAACCGTACATAATGTAAAGATTATTACGCATTAAAATATGATCGATTTGATTAGTTTTCTTGACCACTTTGCTACTGTTCACACACTCTCGACCCTTTTTATTTAAATAATAGACTTTTTTATTGCCATGCTGAAATGAGTGCAGATACTCTGACATGCTACGTAACAGACGATTAGTATTAGCAATGCTCTTGGTATTATGAATTCGCATAAGCTGCTGTCCAGTCAATAAATCAAGTCTCCTCAATGACAATAGGATATTTTCGATTCTTTGTAGGTACACAGAGGTCTTGTGATGCATGATTCACATCCCCTTCTCGTGGTCTAATATTCACATGAGGTGCTATCTTCTCATTGATAACAGCGTTGCTCATAAACGGCACTTGGACGATCGTTTTCTTAGTTCGTTTATAAATGCCACGTCCCTTTATATCAGGTAATTCCTCTGCTCCACCCTCATCAATCGTTGCGATCGATGCTACCTGAGACTGTAAAACAAATGTCAGTCTCGCTCCTACGTTTTGCCGCACCTGCGATGGCAACGTCTCATTAGTCGGATATTGAGTGCCGTAAACTAAACGGTATCCAGCGCCACGTCCTAATCTTGCTATCGTTTTAATGTGTTCAAGAGCTTTAGGTGCGCTTTGTGCTAACTCGCCACCTTCATCAAGCACCACAAAATGACGCTTCTTTATGCCTGCTTCTCTTACGTCTTCATAATTATTGGCTACACAATTTGCTGTCTGACGCTTCATGTCATCGACGATCGCTGCAAGAGATTCTTTAGCATCCTCTGGATCGGTGACAATCCGTTTCACTTGTTTGCAATCTTTAAAACGAGCAAATGCTGAGCCTTCTTTTAGATCAAACAATGAAAACTCAACGTCGTCAGGGTTTTGCTCGATGAGTGTTGTAATCATGGACTTCAAATATACCGATTTCCCGTATCCACTAGCTCCCGCAACGATCAAATGCGCCACTTCTTCAAAATCATGAAAGATTACTCCTTCACGCTCCTTGCCAACGCAGACGGACCAAGTCTTTGACCTGTGTTGCTCATCATTCCAATGAAGCTCATTTGGTAGCCGTTCATCATACACTCGTACCTTCATCATCCCATCAAAATACAGAGACACCTCTTTCATAGCTTTCATGTGCCATGGGTTCATGATTCGTTTAATATCCCTTATAAAATTACAGTTAGGCCGTAGCTTTAAATAATCCTTTAGCGATACTTCTGCTTTCTTAATGTTCAAACCATCTTCAATCAGTTGTTTCCTTGATTCAATATCTTCAAATCCAATCCCCAACGGCAGCTGAAAAACATACTCGTAACCATCAGCAATTTTTCTTTTACGATGCAGCCTTATGGTCCTTTCTTTTATGCCGTCATTAATTCTGCAACCGTTGCTGTACAAGATCTGTTGTATTTTCTTACCGTCATTAATTGGTTGATTTGTACTTTTAAATTTTGTGAAACCGATGACCCCAAGTGCGACTACAGAACTTCCAATTTTCACAGACGTCAATCCAGCTAGCTCTAAAAGCAATTTCCCACCTCCCCGAAAGTATTTACATAGTAAATAGTTGGGCTTTTAAGTTTGAGTAATTATTTGCTGGATCCGTTGCTACCGTTGATTTTCAAGTATTAAGATTTTCATGATGTGCTGTCACTTATTAGATAATATTGCAGTCTGCATGTACTTTATATCTTGTCTTAATAAAAAAAATTAAAGGACATGTAATATTTCTGTCTAATATAAAATTAGGGGTGAACCGAATGGAATTTAGATGTAGATTAAAAATTATCCTGTGGGAAAAAAATATAAAACAAGGAGAGTTTGCTAAAGCAGTCGGTATTAGTCAAGCTGGTATTAGTTCATTAGTTAATAATAAATCATTACCAACATTTGAAAATGCATATAAGATATGCAAAGAATTAGGTATGGAGGTATATGAAATTTGGGAGGAAGAAAATGAGGAGTTATAAAATGAAGACAACCGTCAAAGCAAAAAAGGTTAGCTTGAAAACGTCCAATGAAATTGAAACCTTTGGTATTTTAAGTCATGGTAATAACCGTATTTTGAAAACAAACAAACGCATGATCAATCTTATAGGAGAAATGAGAGCCTCTTTCTTGGATATAAATCAATACGGCCTCGAAAATTGTATAATGGCATATGGAGAAGAAATTGTAAGTGGCACATATTATTTAGAATTAGAGGATAAAAACATTTATGGGAATGTTTTATTTTTTGGTAAGTCAAATCAATTTTTAACCGATTTTCCAATTGAAGCTATAGAGGACTTAAATAGATTTATAAACAACCATATCAAAATGCAAAAAGACGAATAAAAACCCCCACCTTTCTGAGAGGATGGGGGACGGTACAGAGAGAACAATGCTCAAATCTATTCTTCCTAGTTAAATATACTGATAATTCTATTTTTAGTCAATCTGAAAATATAAAAAAAGACCCCCACAATATGTGAGGGGAATTGACTTAAATAAGAGAATTTCTATTTCAAATATAATCTGATTCGTTTATCTTTTCAACTAAACGTGCTTAAGACCTCGAACAACTTTTTCACCTTGCAATCTCAAAAGTTCTTCTTGCGTCATCGTACCCTCTTCAATCTTCTCAACCCAAGACTGTTGAATTGCTTGGTCACCATTGATCGATTTATCTGCCCAAGCCTTGATGATCGGTGTCCAGACAGTACGTGTGTTGTGGTTAAGGCGCTCATTGCGTCCAATCATCGTTACGGCTTGCGCTCGAGTCACACTATGATTTGGTTTTTCTCCATTGGTGACGCCTTCTCTAACCTTCAATTCCATAAACTCACGGTGTACCTCTGGTACGGTTTCGCTAGGCTCATCCTTGTGTAACGTAGCTTTTGTTAACACACCAATAGCATCGCTAGTTGTTAATTCACCATCTTCATATGCTTTCTTTTCGTTAGGATTTCCATGTTCAGCTAGTACCTCTTCGAATAGTTCTTTTGAGCTACCCCATGTAAAACCAAGTGCAGTCACATATTTCACCTCTTCCTTCGGATTATGAACAATTGACTTAACTTCTTCTGATTGCCCGATTAAGCGTTTAAACCGTGCCCACGGGAAGTTGCGACCAGGGCAACTTGTATTGCCAACATCACTATGACGGTACACATCGTTTGCCGTTAACCCGTGTTGACGTATAAGCTTACGTACCTCTTGTACAAAACGTAAGAATAGTTCTTCGTCGATGTGTTCAACATCGTAGTTTCCTTCCACACAAACGCCTAATGAATCGCTATTGTTATTGGCAGCGTGCGCCCCTACATTAAGACCTCTAAGCTCATAATATTCATGGTTCTTTTGCAGATAGTAATTGTAACCAGCCCCAGACCAGCCTTGGTTGCGATGTTGGTTATGAACCTGTAAATATGAGTAACGGACAGCGCCGGGATGGTGAATGATAATCCGTCTAACCTGACGGATTGGTGTAAGACTTCCCCACCTTAAAGTAGGTTTAATCAAATTTATCCCTCCTTGCTAGGTTTAACGTGCTTCGTGAGCTCAAACAAACCAACCGCTGCTAGTCCACTGATGCCACCTGCCCATAAACGCTCAACCAGATCCAAGTCGGTAAACGTAAATGCTGCCGCACCTAATCCAATACCGATAGTAAGCGCAATAAGAGGCAATAACCGGTTACCAATACCTGACTGTTTTACTAACTGCACAACCCCTGCTGTTACAGGTCCAATAATAGATGCTAATACTAAAATCTCTGTCATTTTTCATCGTCCTTTTTGTTTTTTTCGTAATAGCTCGTCCCTTTGAAGATGTCAACGGCTCTTAACACCGGTACTGGCATGGTGAGCCCCATCCTCCCTAAATTTTCTGTTATGCTGATTAGCTCGTTAAACAAGTAATAAATAATCGCTGCAGACATAACTGATATATCCAGCTCACCGATCGTTAGCGGATAATCTAACTGGTCCAGATAAACCTGATCAATTATATGAGCAATCGCAACAACACCAAAGATCATAATTTTTTTGGGGATACCCCAAAACCCTATTCGAGCATTAAGTTCTCCCCTATATCCAGCAGAGATCACCCCGGTAAGATAATCAAACGACACAAAAAAGATGAGTGCGCCGATCAAGATCGACCACCCACCAAATAAGAAAGACATAACTAATGAAATCAAAGCCATTGCTGGTTTCACATTGCTCACCACCTCCATAAATGCCCCCTTTTTTCACATAAAAAATACGCCCTTAAAAGGACGTTATTTTTGTTTATCTCTACTTTGAATACCATCTAACTTGTTCTCAGGTAGTCTACTATAAAAAGATTCAATTGTTTTTTGTTCAATAATTAATTTTTCCACCATTAAATTAATCAAATCGAAAAGATATAAAACATCCTCTCTTTTGTCTTTAATGTTCATTAAGCTATCCGCATGTATGGAATCATTTCCAACTACTCTTAATGAGTCTAAACCTTTTTGAACAAATCTTGGCACTCCTTGTTCAACTAACTCCCCAATCATTCCGTTTAGATCGGTCTTTTTTATTTCATATTCTGGAAGCTGTGGTATCAAAGTTTCAATTGCCAATCGTAACAATGCTGCAGAAGCCCTAGGTGAATCATTAAATATTGAAGTTGCCTCATTGTATATTTCCTTTACATCACTTGGCATATCTTCAAATGCTAACGGTAATCCTGTTTGCTTCGGAAATACAATATTATTACTTTCCCAGATTGTATATTTTCTACACTCATTACAAACTGAAATTGTCAAATCCCATTTGTTAGTCTGCTTAGGTACTCCTACATCAAAACTAATTCCCCCAGAACCCACTGCTCGAGGTTTTGTTATTTGAGTCAAAGACTCGGATATAATCTCTTGACCAGGATCAATTTTACCTATTGGGTATTTAACTTGAGGACATAACACCTCGCAATGAGGACAATTGAATGCTGATAACTCCAACGATGGTTGTACATACTTTTTTTTCATAAACAGACCTCACTTTATTACTATTGGAGTTAATTTTACATAATTGTACTGATTACGTAAATATCCCCTCCTACTATATAAGTCAGATATAGAGTAGAAAAAGGGGCGGTTTTTAGGTATAAAAAATACGCCCTACACTGCGTTAATGTGCTCCTGATAATTTATGCCAGTAATCTCTTCAAACTCTGCCTCCGTAATGTTATTACATTCTACCGCTCGCACCACTCTGTCAATCTCCCACAGACGCCCACCTTGATTATTAACAGTATTATAAAAACGATCAATTCGGTCAAACCACATTAGTTATTCACCCTTTCTTCAATTTCCATAATCGCAAACCACTGATCGGCAATGTCCATATCTTGATTATTGTTTCGATCTTCTTGATTCATAGTGTCAAACCAAAGGTCTGCTACTTCAATCTTCAAAGTTTCGTTTATCACTTTTAAATCTTGATTTTCTAGTAGAAGCCTTTTCGCCTGCGGATTATTACGAATAGCTGTAAACGACATCAATACGCCATCGTCATCTACGCTATTGACCCAAATCGTGTACTCAAACTCATCCCCTACATTAAACGAATCTGATTGAGCAATGCTGTATCCTTCTTGTGGATCAGGCAATGAATCGTATGTTGACACCACTTGGCGTTTATCATCATGGTACTTTAAATAAACCATCGTGTTTCCTCCTATCTTTTCAAAATAATTTTATGGACATATATCCTCGCGTTACTACTTAATTGAGAACGCCCATATGCTTTTATATAATAATCACCGTAAAAATTACTTATGTCCACTTCATCTACTACCATAGCTGTTGAAGGAACAAGAGTACTAAATTGAGCATCAAACGCGGTGGTGTTATTGTTGCTTGAAATACCGAATTGGAACGATGTGCTATTACCTGATTGCCGATTATGTCTATAATGGACTTCCAATTTGCTGTATCCCGTTACATCGATTAATTCCTCGCTTACAAACCTTGCGCCTGGGGACGCACTATCAGTAATCCACATCTCTATATTGTCGTTATTAAAATAAACACGACCATGATTACCGACAAATTGATAAACTTGCTCACCATTATCGTAAAGCGTAACTTGTACCCTAGAAATAGTTTGCCATCCATCTCCATTCCAAGCATGTGCTTGTAGATTAAACCATAGCGATTCTTCTTCATTCCACAGAAATACAGACCCCAATTCACCGAACGCGTGCATCATACCGTTTTCCCACAATAAAGTCCCTTTGCTATTAAGGCTGGCTTTAATCTCATCTTCAGCGACTCTAACAATCAATTCTTCGTTATCTCCATCAAAAAAAGCATTGACGTGCTCTAAATCAAACAGATACTCCAAATTATCAATTTGTTGCCACACAATCCCTTCATCTTTTGTAGATAATTCCGACTCAGATAATCTGACGTCTAATGGTGTATCGTATTCAATCCACACATCCCCAACATTACGCGCTGTCGGCTCCGTATCCTGCACATAAAAATTGATCTTTCTACGACCTCGCAAGTTAGCACCAGCGCCAATCCCATGAAGCTGTATATCTTGCATTACCGTGGCACCTCCTCGATCCAGTCGCCATCATCATCGTATAGTTGGTCATAAATAACCGTCTGTACAATGGATGTTCCATCTAGCCCAAAATACGTGACAGTGCGCTGCTCATAGTCAGGTGACTCGCCGCCTGATAAAACAGATCGCTTGGCAAGTGTATCGTCTTCTCGGCGCCATTCGATCGCTGTAAAGATACCTGAGTCATCTTTATTTAGGCGCTTGCGATTGCTAATCTCATCATGAGCGATGTAAGACTGAGCGTGATTATCGGTATATTCGTTAGCGCTATTTTCGGCTTGATTCGCTTTTTCTTGTGCTTTTTCTGGAGTTTCCTTGTCGTTCCAAGCTTCACGCTCTGCTTGCGTAATGTGGGTGTTCGTGTCGGCTACGTGTTCATCAAAAATTACACCGTCTGCCATCCGCTTCCACTCACGCCACTCTTGGCGGTCACTAGCCCAGTTTCTAAACATAAATACTGCGTCGCTATCAGTGCTCAAAAACGTTTGATAAGCGTATGCATTGTCTTGCTGAAAGTTGGTTGTGACTAGACCATGTTGAGTCGGCCAACCTGCTTCTTCATTCCAAGTGCGGAATGTAGTTATACCATATGGATAGACGGATGGTGACTCCGATGCTGTTGCATAGTCTAGATCGAGCATCATTGTGTTTTCTTCCAAGGCAATATGAGCTTTTTCAATACCATCCTCCATATTGTTCAACCGATCTGCACTAATCCCTGGTCCTTGCCCTGGTCTCCATATTGTTTTTTCGTAACTCATCCTCATCCACCCCTTGCAATAATGTCACGACGCACTACTTCAAAAGAGAACGGATGTGCATTATCTGATTTATCCAAGTCATAAAGTATTCGGCTAATCATCGTTCCGTCCTCACAAAAAACGGCTGCTTCCCGGATGTGGAAAGTAGCCTCTTCATCAGAAATAAATGTTTTGTATTCTAATGTGCCAATTGCTGTACGTTCTAAGCTTTCAAAGTCTTTACGGAATCGTTCATTTTTTAATGAAGTATCACTTATATCGATAGGTGAATCATTGTCTCCAAACGCAATTGACTTAATCTTTGCCTCTCTCGGTATTCCAGCTAAAAGATCTCTCAAAAGGTTTAAACCTTCGTTGTGAATGTCGTTACGAACGACTTCTTCATCATTTAATTTAAAGATATACTGACCTGACCAGAACAATTTAAAGCACCTCCTAGCATGGCATTAAAACTTCATCGGGTAGGAGAGAGTCGCTTGGAATTGGACACACAAACATATTAATTTTTTGCTCCTCAATCCAGCCTATTCTCTGTACAATCCGATCACTTAAATTCACTCTAAATATTGTATTTGCAGGCAATACTCCATAAGCTGTCTCAATCATGCCATTATAATCAACAAGATCTTGTCTTACAGCGTAAGCAGTTATAGTAAAAGTTTCTGGATCTCTTATTAGCCAAATTCCACCATTAACTGCAAAGCGATTCAGTAGTACTTTAAATTGTACGGGTGTGAGGTCTTGGGCATCCCGCATTGTATTAATCCTACGCCTACGGTCCTCTAATGTATCCTCAGGCTCTAAACTAACGCCATATACATGCTCCCATGCTTCAATTAACCAAGTAGTTTTACTAGGATCAGATTGTCTTTGTGTATCATCTAAATCCTTAGTAAGACTATCAATGAAAGGAGAAATCCCTTTAAAAATAGCCTTTGTAACTTCATCATGTGTGTGTGGTGGTAAGTAGCTTAACAGCTCTTCATATGGGTTATTCATAAAGCAAAACCTCACCCAACAGTGGTACCTGCTGATCGGCTAAGACGATATTATTTGTTTGTCCGTTGATATGCAATTCTTCAAAATCTACAACGCCGTTTACCAGTAACAACTGCTTTCCGATTGTATTGTACCTGAGCTCATTCTGATTAGATTGAATCTGTCTCTCGATATAACTTTCAATGTTAGCTCGTGCTTCATGAGTTATGCTCTCAAGAGACGATCCTTCATATAAAAGTTTAGCTTCAATATTAACCACTTGACCAACAGCACTCTCAACATAAACTCGATGCTCAACCGAAGCAATGCCTTCATGCTCCTGCTTATCAAAAACAGATTGATTAACTAATAATTCCATTCGTAAGTCATTGTCATCTTCATTTTCAATAAGTAACTCATATTCTTTCTCTCTATCCGCTACGTAGTGATATTCAGCAATACCGTACTCTCCGTCATAAATCGCTTTATCCTCACTTGTAAGATCCTTATTTACGACAAGATTTGTTCCTTTTTCAACAACACTGATTGTACAGTTCTTAATTTCCTCTGCTTGTAGAGCAATTTTTAAAAACCAATAAGACTCGGTAGGAAGATCGAGATAATTTTCAGTAGATGGGATATTAACCCTCAATGTTTCTACGCTTTCATGTACAGCGTTGGTAAAGTAAATCCGATTAGGCTCAGCAATGTAATCTTGCACACGGTCTAATACCTCTCGCTCTGCCGGCTGTCCATTCGAGCCCACCACCGAAATGCCTACTGTACCTGGTCCATACCGAGCACGTTGTACAATAGCACGTCCTACACCAGCAATGTTTTCAACTTCGTTTTTGTACATCGCTTGATTACCTGTGGTTTCACGGCTACGTGCACGATTTAAATATCGTTGCCTATACGTTTCGTCATCTTCTTCATCAATACCACCAGAGAGAGCATCAATATTCTCAACAGCCGTTACTCCCAAGTTAGGGGGCGATACCCACACCCCAACAGTACCCACAGGAGCATTGCTACCACTTCCTGCTTGTTCTGCTCTTACCGCAACTATAACTGTCCCTGTTGATCCTGAGCTTGCTTGCGTCACAGTCGTGTAGTATATCGGATCTTGCGTATTATCACCCTCAATTGCTACAAGTGATCCTTGCGGTATTAGAGTGTTTGGTCTTAGACTAACCTGTATATTGCCTGTAGCGTAAGTAGCTCTTATTCTCGGCAATTCAGGTAGAAGAGCATCAAGATACTCACCCCTTGCTGTAAGCGGGTTCGACCTTAACAGTAATTCTTGAACGTACATCAATGCCATTTTTGACATAACTTGAGCAAAAGGCGATGAGATATTCCAACTAAATTGACCTTCAGTGCGATCAAGATGACTTGGAAATTTGTTTAGAATGTCTTGTCGAATATCTTCAACATTATAATCTTGCAAGAATGGTGGTAAATCTTGAATGTTCAACGTCAATCACCCCCGATTCGTATTCGATTCATACTTAGTTCACCGTAAATCGTCTCAATAATAAAAGATACAAAGAGTTCATCTCCCTGTACCTCTGTAGCTTCTTCTCGTATAGATATTGCACGGTTATCACGTAGTATTAACTCTTTAGCTCTTCTCTTAACTTCTGAAGCTATGACATCACGATCCATTTCTTCTGTTAGATCAGATAATTCAATTCCAAAACTTGAGGAATAAGCAAGATACTTACCTCTTTCTGTTTTTAATGCGTTGTAAATCCATTGAGCAAACGCCTCTAATTCTGATACTAATATAGGTCTACCTAATGGATTTACATGTAATTTCATTGATTTAGTATCGATGAGTGGCGTATCACCTAAAGCAATTACACCATCACCTTGATCCTCTAACATATCAAACTCAACGGATTCTGGTACTTCCCAGGTAGGATAAAGCATAGCTACAGCCTCCCAATAATCACTAGGTTGCCTGACGGATCCTTACCACAATAGACTCGGTCACCTGGCGATAACGATAAATTATTAAGCGTGATGTATTCTGATCGTGTGAAACGAAAATCTGGCAACTCATCAAGGGTAATGGACCCATCATGATTCACTCGACCGTACTCATTTTTGTATCTGCCTAATTTGCGATCAAACAATTCATTAACGACATTACGAATATATGTTGTAAATCCATCTGCCCCTTTTCCCACTATGACCTCGCCCTCTCTAAATCAATGTTCATACTCATTTGAGCAATGTTTCTGCTAATACTTTTAACAATGTATTTGCCACGCCATCCTAAAGCCACTTCAACTAAGTCGCCTTTGCGTAACATCGGTAAGTCAGGTGATGAAAACGAGTATTTTTCTTCGACTCTTCCGTGTTCCTCCATAATTTCGCTAGCAATTTCCCTTGCATCTGCACGATCTTCTGCACCAAATTCCACACGTTGAATAATTCCAAATTCAGTTCTTCCATCTACTTCATGCAGCACTGGTGCTTTTTGATCATCCTCATCACTATTGCCAAACACTTTAACCCTTGTCACGATGTTTTCGATGGAGTGGTCTTGTTCTGCACTATCTATAAAGTCACGGTCAAATATAAAGCCAAATTCGTTTTTACCTTCTTCAATAACGTGTATCTTGCCTTTACTGCTACGCAATTGGTAATTCCCGCGCTTTCGTTCTCGTGTCTTCTTTAATCGCTCTGTAATGATGTATCCTATTTTGTCGCCTCTATAGAGCTCTGCCCCTGGAGCATACGAGATCGTTGCAACATCTCCTAATGGCACATTCCACTTTTTTGCAAGCTTGCTGATTGTCTCAGATACCGTCTCACTTTTATTAATTTTGACTTGATCCTCTGATTGCGCCATCGGGTAAAGATTGTCGTATATCGTTAGATCAAGGCCTGAATCGCTACTTGTCTTTCCTGTAAAGCGATAATTCGTACCTCGGAATAACTCTTCCCAATTCTCTGTTTCGTTCAAGCGATATTCAACTCGTAATTGACTACCTAAAAAGAGCTTCTTGCTGATCCAATCCCCCTCATGCTTTATCTGTTTCACAGTGAGTGAGAGTCGAGCAGCAATCTCTTCTTTCATTTCTTCATGAGACGCTGCAGTGACGATGTTTGTAATATTAATTTTTTTACCATCTGGAGGCTCCAACACATATCTATACTCGATTTCTTGTACGCTAATATCCATTGTTCTGCCTCCTTATGATGGTATTGTGAGCTTCCAACCTGGTTGTATTAGATCTGGATTTTTAATTAAATCTCGATTGGCATTTTCAATTTTTTTATACTGTGACCCATCATCATAAAAACGAGTAGCGAGCCCCCAAAGAGTCTCGCCACTTTTAACAACATGAGTCTTATTTTGTTGGTTTGTTGTTGATGATGTTTCTTCCTCAGGCTTAACCTCCGGTGCATTACCAAAGGTATTTACCTGCAAATCCCTAAACTCAACGAGATCTAACGTATATTCATAATCTCCATGTCCGCCGCTTATCCTAGGTTCAAAGCTTTTGATGATAATAGGAATATTAATGTCAGTATCGGTGATAATAAATCTAACCTGTCGTGCTCCGATCCACTCTTCAAGCCAAGATTTAACTTCATCTGCAGTGTGATCAGAGAGTTTCGGCAGGTTTCTTTTTTCTCCAAACAACTTCCCCTGAATATTAACCTTTATTGGTTCTCTGCCTCGAGCAATTTCAACGGTTCCATAATTGACTGGCGTTACATTTACAGTCCTCGTTGAATTTGTGATTAATATTTGCTCTGGATTAAAAGGGAGAACGAATGCACGATCTCCCCGTTTGAGTGATACCTTCATGCACTCGCCTCCTATGCAGATTTATTGTCTTGACTTTGTTCAATGGCTTTCATAAGTTCAACGAGTAAATCTTCTGCGATGTCAGGTACCATTTCTCTTAATTCTTCAACACTCGAAACGCCACTTGCATCAATATGAATTTCTAGATTTTCAACAGTGATACCGCCTTTGCCGTCTTGGTGGATTGTAATGTTTGTCGTTCCTTCACCTTCATAGCCACCGCCCATATCAATTGGCTTAATACCAAGGCGTCGCCCGGTCTGCTCATATAAGTTACGTGCTCGAGCTCTATGGCTATTGGCAAATGGGATAACTACCTCATCACCCGTCTCACCAAGTTCAGCAAATTGACGACCACGAACCATTCCACCCTTGTGAAAGCCTCTAACGTGACCCATAGGGTTAATGGCAGAGCCACCGCGTCTTACTTCATAATGAACATGAGGACCCGTACTGTTACCAGTACTACCAACTAAACCAATTACTTGCCCAGGTGTCACCATCTGACCACGACGCACCATATTGACTGAGTTATGGGCATACAAATACTCCATACCTCCAGCACCAGAGATACGTACGATGTTTCCATAACCGCCTTGACGACCAGCAAAGTTAACCATACCGCCTGCTTGAGCTCGAATAGGAGTCCCCATCGCTGCAGCATAATCCACGCCACGGTGATTTGTAGATCCAATTCCCCCTGGACTTCTGCGAGGACCAAAGCCACTCGTCATGGTAAATCCAGCTCCAAAGTCTGGTTGAAAACCACCATATAAAGCCATTAGAGCAGCCAGTTGCTTTTTAGCATACCCTTCAACATCGACATCGCTTAGTCCATTAACAAACCCTAGCGCTGACCACATTCCCATTTCAGCCATTACTGTTGATGGTGAGTTAATGCCAAGCTCTGCTCTAAACGCCGACTCCACTCGTTTCGCTAATTCCGTTGCAGCCTCACTAACATTAGCTCCACGCGACCGCATACCTGAGTTAAACTCGTCAATTGCTCCAGAGCCCCACGATATAGATCGATCACGCATTAATAAAAATGGGGCTTGTACGTTTGTTTCAAGGTACGAGAGTGTTTCAGTAGGTGTACTGTCTTGGCCTTGCTTAAATCCAAGTACGACGCCACGACCGTAATTAGGAGATTCAGCCACTTCTTGATCCATAGGTTGCTTGATGTTTCTAGCTTTCCAAGATTCAAGATCAACAACATTCCCTTGTACGCCATCATCTACGGACTTCACGAAGGTACGGCCGTATTCTTCTGCTTCTGTCGTAAAGTCGGCACCAATTGAGCTTACCCCTAGTGTTGTTGCTACTGTACCGCCTTGACCTGATGCCATTGGCAAATCAGATACACTGCCTTGAATGCCACCATTTGCATATGCGTTGACACCCAGCCTCTTACCTGTTTGCTCGTATAATTGCATTGCTCTTTTTCTTCTTGCGCTAGAAAGTGGGATTATAGCTTCTGGCCCGGCTTCACCAACCAACCCCAAATGTGGGCGATCGATCATGCCACCATTTGCATAAGAGTTAAATCCTTCTTTTCCGCCATCATTTCTCCCACTTCCAAATGAACCAACCCAACCAACTACACTAGAACCAATACTTGCGAGAGCAGATGTAGCCCAGCTTTTAACACCTTCCCACTTTTCATTCCACCAATCTTTACTAAAGAGGCTATCACTTATACCTTCTTTAACGCTTTCCCAGACTTCAGTGAATTCATTCCACTTATCAGATGCCCAATTTTTAACACTATCCCAACGCTCTAACCACCAATCAGCACTAAAGATAGTTGATTCTATTCGATCAATTGCAGAATCCCAAACCTCTTGAGCTTCATCCCACTTTTCTTGAGCCCAAGATTTAGTATCTTCCCAGCGCTCTGACCACCATTCAGCATTAAAGATGGTCTCACTTATGTTTTCTTTTACAGATTCCCAGACTTCTTGTGCTTCTTCCCATTTTTCAGCAGCCCATGTCTTGACGTTTTCCCAGCGTTCTAGCCACCAGTCAGAATGAAAAATAGTACCTTCGAGGGACTCCAAAACGTCTTGCCATATTTCATCAACAGATTCCCATTTCTCGGCAGCCCACTCTTTAACACTATCCCAACGCTCTAACCACCAATCGCTGCTAAATAAGGTGTTTTCGAGGACGCCAAGAACATAACCAGCTTGATACATCCACCAATCCATACTGAAGATTGTTTCTTCAGCTGTCTCTAACCAGCCATCAAATACATCTTTGGCATTGCCCCAAGCATCGGCAAACCATCCTTTCACGGATTGCCATTTTTCTAACCACCAACCACTATTGAAAATGGTGTTATCTGCACTCTCTAAAACCGAATCCCATACATCAGTGACATTAGACCATGCTTCTCTAGCCCAGCTCTTGACATCTTCCCACTTTTGACTCCACCAAGACCCATTAAAGATTGTGTCAGAGATAGATTGAAGAATGCCATTGGTGTCCATCCACTCAACAAACTTTTCTCCACCGATTGCACCACCGATGGCTCCAACAATCCCGCCGACTGCAGCGCCTTTAGGTCCTAATACAGCACCGAGAGCAGCACCGCCTTTAGCTCCTGCAGCTCCTCCTGCAAGCGAACCACCTAGATATGCTAATAAGCCACCACGCTCACCTTCTTCAGCGCTGAAAATGTCCATCAGACTTGCACCGATTGCAAGCGGGCGAATCGTCCGACCCATCGATCGCATCATTCCGCCACCGCCACCTGGGGCGTAAGGAGAGGACACAAAGCCATTTGCTGTTGCTGGATTACGATTAAATAAGCCTCTTGTAGACCCTACAACTCTTCCCCAGACGCCTGGTCCTGAATGTCGCTGACTTCTCGTGCGTCGTTCGTTATCAGAATCTGGTATTGCAGCACCAGCTGTAAACAAACCGCTAATAGCTCCAGCAGTGCGCCCCCAAATCCCTCTACGACCACCTCGCCTTTGCTGACTCTGCTGTCTTTGATCTTCTCTAGGCATTCTTCGGTTTCGATCTTTATTGCCTCTGCCAAAAAGACCACCAATCATTCGACCTGGCCCTCTTAATCCACCAAATAATTTGCCTCCGATACTCAACAATTGACTTAGCAAGAAGCCTTGGAAAAGACCTGATATGATATTACCGCCAATGCTTTTCTCTGTAGACGGAAGTGATGAAGACCACAAATCAAAAATACCTTGTCCAATATCACCAAAATTGATTTGTTCTATAAATCCATCTATAAATGATTTCCCTGCGGTAACTCCAGCTTCGGCAAATGGGCTTGAGTCTTCAGAATCCACCCCTAAGATTCCTAAAATAGCTCCATTAAGTGCGCTTCCAAGATTGCTACCGAATGAATCTGCGAAGCTAGTAACTTGATCTTCTCCATTCTCTGACCACCAGTTACTAAACAGATCGCTAATGTCATCCATAACAAAACGAACCCGACCACCTAGGTCGAGTTCTTGGAATTCTTCGTTATTTATATAATTATTGTTCAAGTGATCAATAGACCAGTATACTCCATCAAGAATGTTTCCCGAAAAGCTCTCAGCAAAATCTCGTATGTCCTCTTTCCAAGCATCAATAATATCTCGATTCTCAGCTTGCCAAGATGAAAACTTTTCTAGGGCGGGCTGTATAGTTCTTGATAACCCTTCACCCCAAGGTCTCAATATATCTTCCTGAGCAAAAGCATACACATACAAAAATAAATTTCCTAAGTTCTTGGAAACCTTCTCCATCATTCCATCAAACCTAGAAAATTCTTCAGTGACCTTTGGCCAAATTTCTGATATGTCTTTACCACTTGCAGCAAGATCATCTAGTCGTGCTCTTTGCTCACCTGAAATTGCACCCATTTCTTGAAGCCTCGCACCCATCTCGCCAATTGGACGACCAGATTGCATAGCGTCATACATACGCCCCATCCATAAAGCTACATCTGAGAAGGGTTGTTGAGTGCCTGAAGCTATATCACCAATTTGCTTTAATCCATCACCTGTTGCAAGCGCACCTTGAGTGAATATCTCAAGTATACGAGACGATTCAAAGATTTCATCACGCATAAACGGAGTAGATTGGGCAAAATCAGTTAACTCTTGAACTCGTTTTGTTGCTTCCTCAGCACTTCCTAGAAGTACTTCAAAAGCCGTTTCCATGTTTTGGCGATCGGCAACTAACTTTAAAGGGATCACAACTCCTGCAGCACTTCCTCCTGCAAAACCTATGACCCCTAAAGTGCTATTGATACTTCGATTAATATTCCTTATAGTACGTGTTGCCATATCAACAGCTCGTATTGTAATTCGATAACTGGTCCTGAGTAAACGATTTCCATTACGATTTATAGATCTCATTACTGGTGTTGCATAGTCCGCTGCTCTCATTATCATACGATATGTTCGTCTTGCAGCACGTTGCGCCATTATTGTGGCTCTTCCGATGACACCTGTTGCACCATCCCTAGCGCTAAGGCGCATCTCCCACCGACGCCTTGTTAATCGTTCAGTCCGAGTCCTTGTACGTTCAACTGATCGTTCGAAGCGTTCTGTGCTCCTCCGGGCTCGACTAAATTCATCTGAGTACCGATCTTCGGCTTCAATAGGTATTTCTATGCGATAAACCTCATTATTTGCGACAGGTGTCACCTCCTACCAGTAAGACCTTTTGCAATCGTTTTAACGTTGTTCTCATGATCTTTACGTTCTTTCACCCTTACTTGAGCAGCCATTAAAGCAATTGAGCGTTCTCCTTTAGGCATAGACATGACTTTAGAAGGTGGATCACCATTACTTAAATAAATTTCAGCTAGGAGAGTGGTTACTCCCCCAGCTTCTATTAGTTTTTTGCTAAATCTAAATCAGGGTCAACATCTGGATCGTCATAGTCATCGTTAAAGCCCGATAACTCATGGATTACCTCTCCAACACGATCTTTTTCACCTGATAACAGGACAGCACCTACAACATCAGCAGGAGATAATACATCCAGTTGTTTTCGAAGTTCTTTGTTATTCCATAACTTTTGCTTATCTTCATCAATTGTTGCATTGTAAATTAGAGAATTGCTGAATCCTACGCCATCGAATTTTTGCTGTTGCTTTCGACCTTTACCTTCTATTGATGTATATTTTTTCCGAATGGCCTCTTGTGTTTCATCATCAATGCCCTTAACAGAGAAAGAAAAGTATCGCTTTCCGTCTCGAATAATATCAATTTTTTGATGCTTTTCCTGTTTGTAGTTATGCGCTTCGAGTAACGAGTTTAATAAATCCGTTTCATTTTCTAGTAAATCTTCACGCTCTGCTTCTTTTTCTTCCATTTCTGCTTGAGTAAGTTTTTCAGTCATTTAAATTCCTCCAATTATTAAGGCGCAGGTTATCCCTACGCCCATCATTTTGTATTTTTTATGCAGCTCGTCCTTTAATAAATCCTTGGAAATTAAGCAATGCATCAGGAGCATCATTTTGAAATCCTCCCATGACTTTACTCAACATCACAGCATCCTTAACTACTGTTTCTGTAAACGTTAAAGTAACGGTGTAAGACATCGGAATTGCCCACGTAATTTTTTGCCCTGCTGGTTGATAATCAGAGTTTGTAACATTCAGTTGAACATGAAATGTATTAACCTCTGCTAGCCAGTTACCTTCTCCATCAAACAATTTACCATCATAACCCCGGTTAATATTGCGTGGATCTAACTCGCCGTTATCCAATGCCTCTTGAATTTCAGGCGGCATGTTTACACGGAATGACCATTCACGTTGAATGACCTCCCCAGGTTGAATGTTTGCAACATCGATTGATCCGTCTGGTACACAACTACGTAATATATAACGTCCATCTGCCATTTATAAGCCCTCCTATCGTCTGAATCCAAAATTAAGGTGATATTTTTCTACTGAATCAAGATCAGTAATATTAATGATTTCATACCAAGCACTGTCCCCATGTGGTGGATTGGTTGTACTTAATACAATTTCTCCAGAGTCAATACCAGGCATGTTCTGAATGACTTCGTTGCCTTCCATGATGAATTGAGCTCTTCCATCATCATTGGTGTCCATCCCACGTTCAATCAAACCATCTGATACGCCCACTAAGCGATCAATTAGTTCGTAACGCGTTCTTAATCGTCGAATCTTATTCCAGCCTAAATCTTCATTCTCATCGAAAGTTGTTTTTGTATTGATACCATAATCAATCATGGCACTACCTTCATTGGATTCAGAAAAGACCAGCATCCCAGATTTAGCAGCTTCGTCATACTGGCGAATATCCAAATCACTATAGATTCCCGTGGATCCAACTACACGTTTATGCGTTAAACTATCACGATAATCAACTGAACCAGATACACCAGCTACATATGCTACTGCTCCACTACCTTCTACGGTTTGACCCTCTTCATCGAGAAATCCGTTACCTACATACACAATCTTAAAATCATCAAAAGATAGAGCGTTTGCTTTTCTTTCCGAGAATCTAACACCTAACCCTTCACCAACAACACCAAAACAACGAAGTCCTTCGTTAAATCGTCGAGAGATATATGTTTGAAGTGATACATGGACTTGCATGTCTGTTACGTCAGTAAACAAATTCATAAACGCATACTTATCGAGCTTATTCATGATTTCAGCGTAATCACCAGCTCTAACTTCTGGATTTTCTCCGCCAGTTAGTGATTGGTTTGCAGTCATGGATTCGATTTCTTCGTCTCCACCACCGCTTGATTCTCTTTTCTTAGCTGTAAGGTATTTACTTCTCTCATTGATGAGGTTGATTAATTCATCCGTTTCATTTGAACCACTTTCAAAATCAAATCGTTCTAACAGGTGTTGTTTTTCAAACAGAATAAAATCTTTAGTACCTGGAACCAAACTTTCTCGAATACTTACATTAAATTTACGTTCTGTAGGATGCTTAGTTTCTAACTCGATTTCACCAATGGTTGTTTTGGCGGTTTTTCCTCCACTACCTACTCTCACTACATGTAATACTTGAGTTCCAGCTTGAAAGCTTTTTTCTGCTTCTTCATTAGGACCAATTAGTTCGACAATCTCTTCTGGGTTCCGAATTGTAGTAACTTCCCCTACGGCACCAAAACTCGCTGCAAGAATTGCAGCAGTTACACCTCTAGTTGTAAAGCTGGGAGCCGAATAACCAGCATTATAAAAATGCACGAATGACCCAGGTCTAGGCATTGATACATTCGGACTTAGTACTCTACCACTCATATCTATTTAACCTCCTTATATCTATATTCTTTAATCGCTTGTTCGACTTCTGATTTCGTTAATTGATCCTTATTCACCGCAAATAGCGCACCTGATAATACCTCATTACTAACATTAAAAGAGGCTGCATTCATCAAGATCTCTGCCTTGTGATATGCAACCTCAACTTTTTTGGTATTTGTTGTTGTTTCTTTTTTATTTTGATTCTCTTTAGCTTTTGGCTGTTCTGCTTCTTGTTTCTTTTTATCGGTCAATCACGACACCTCCAAAGTTAATTTCATGTAACTTATCATGATCCTCTCTGTAGAGGACACCATAGCGACAAGGTAACGTCACTTGCCCTTGTGAGATCATATCTGCGCCATTATCTACAGTAATTGCTTGTTCGAAAAATAAGGTTGATTGATCTCTCATAAGGATTTCTTTCTGCCAAGCGAGTGTTTGCGCAAGATCTTTTAAGACCCTGCTACGGTGGACTCGATCAGGCATTACTAGATGACCTTTTATTTGAACATCAAGCCATGCACCCCAAGCTGTATGCTCGGAACGTGTGATGCGTTCTAACCGCCAATATAAACCAGGACTTTTATTTGTAGGTTGCCAACTCTGTGGATCAGTCTGCAAATAATCAAATTGAAAATTTGTCCAGTCATTCAGCGCTTCAATCGGATCGGGATCTGTGGTCTTATTATCAATCCAATCTAAAGCAACAACCTCGAAGTTAAGTCCCTTAGTGTACACCTGCCAATCTTCAACAAACGTATCTTGCTCAGCATTTACATACTGCACAAAGTAAGGTTTCCCATCTTTCACTAGCCACTGAAAATCAAGTGCTTCAACAATGTCTTGCGCCTGACTGTCCAGTGCATTAAATGTAAGGTTCTTTACACACGGATAAACTATAATCGTTGTTTTATCGCTTGTATGACCTGAAGGACCATCTTGCAAACCCTTCTGTAATATCAAATAAGGCGGTTCATCTGCTGTAGTCACAACCGTTGGTTCATATACATGCTCAAAACCATTCTCAATTAAATGTTGGCGTATTAATTCACGCATTAATTACCTCCAAACAACTGCTGCACACTACGCTTAATAGCATGTTTGTGTCTTTCAGCAGTTGGTTTCAGGATCGGTCTTGCTTCCATCCCAGGATGACGCCTAACACTCGTTACGGGATGATTAGCACCATCCCAAAACAGTGCAGATGATAGAGTCGGTACAATATCATATGGCGCACCAATAGGACCATACAGACCCGTACCAAGCTCCAAAAAAGCACCGTGTTGCTGACTGTGAGCAAGAACAATTGTTGCACCTCTTGTTGTTTTTTCAGCCCCACCTTGTATGCCACCCCTTGCCGATCCTGTACGATCCGTCCAGGGTGCCGATGTTTTAGCATGACGTTCCATATCTTTACCGAGTCTGTTACCCAAAATATATAATGCAGCCATATTACGCTTTAAGCGATCTTCAGTAATTCCGCCTAACTTAGACATTAGATCACCCTTTCGAGCTCACAATGATAGCAAACGAGCTCATCAGACTGATACTGTGGGGTAATCGATAAAAACCTAAATGACATACCGTGCATTGGCACCGTGAGCTCATCTTTAATGGTTAACGGTAGCCTGGCGTCATAAGGTACCAACAAATTAAAATCATGCTGACTTTTACGACTACCTTGCACATCAGTGCTCTTATTAAGACCTGGAGCTTTAGCAAGATATTTACGGCACTTTAGAGGACCAATTTCCCTTGGCACTTCTTTACGTCCCCCGCCTTCACGAATAAGCTCAACCCATTTAATCGTTATAGAGATCGGATTATCATCAATAGCCATTTTTACGTGATCCCTACGCAAATTAACAAAATCCTTCATTACATCACATCCGGTCTTTTAACATTAAAAATGAAGCCGGTATCTCCACCGCCTTCTCCGTGTCCTAAATGTGAGTAATGTTGAACCATTTTTAAAGCATGTTCCAATTTATCCTTTAACTTAGTGGTGTGGTAGGTTTCTTGACCAACTGAATACGATTCTATTTCCGTTTCCAAAGATCCTGCACGGATCGCCCACACCGTTGAAGCAGCTTGATTAACGTCACTATGATCCTCCAAGATGCTCATCAGCTCATCGTCATCAAATAATTTCTTGCCAACATCATTTGTATAACGCCTCAGCTTGATTAAATCCTTATCTGTAAAACTCATAATTAATACCCAGGCAATTGAATCTTTTGAACGTTTTCTTCAACTGCTGCAAAGACGCCTCTCCAGAAATCACCAACAATTTGAGCTTCGACCAAACGAGTTAAGTCCCCGGCTGTAGACTGGATTTGTAAAGGTTGCTTAATAAGCTCTTTAAAACCACGCTTCGGACGAATGAGGTAAGCTTCACCTGGTTTAACTCCATCGTACGTATAATCTTTTTTACCTACCGTCGTTTCCCAACCATCGTAATAGATCACATCCGTAATACCTGACACTGGGCTATACGGTGTCGCCTGAATATAAAATTGCCCCATTCCTTCTTCAATTGCTTCACGATCCGCCTCTGAAGCGAGAAGGATGTTACCTGGACGCTTTTCGATACGAGCGTCACTTAATGCTTTTCGCAGAGTAGCACGCATAGACAAGCCGATATGAGCTCCCTCAGCGCTTGGCAACACCTTGCTTAGTTCATTCTCATAAACTGCTGTAGTCTTATTTTTAGGTTTATAAGAGTGCTTAATGATAGGTGCAAAATGAAGGTGGTTAAGGATTGCATTGTGAGCTTCTCCATAAGCACGGTTAAGGATCTCTAAATTAAATGCTTGGTTAAACATTTGAATTTCTTTAGTATATTCAAAACCTGCACTATAACCCTTGATACGCGCAATAGGACCTTCTTCAGCATTGAGAGAACCGAACTTCACCTCTTCACCTTCTAGATGTTCCGCAAAGATGACAGCTCCATACTGTGCCCATTTAGCCTCAAATTCTTTAGGCATATTAGGGTCTGAAATCACATCATAGATTGGCTGATAAAGCGTAGGAACCTGCTCACGTCCGAGCTCCACGTCTAATACAACCTTACGCAAAAATTCCTTGCGTGTTGTTGAGTTAGTCATCATCTCACCGATTGGTTTGCTCAGCTCTAATGTCTCAAAAGCACCTTTATTAATGACTTTATCAACAGTGTCCATTTCACCATTTACAATGAAACTTACCGCTTCTTTAACTTCAGCTTTACGTCGTTCTTCCAATCTTGTATCGCGACTGTGTACTTTGATCATGCTTATTCTCCCCCTCCATCAACCTGTTGCTTTAATTGCTCAACCTCTTCTTTCAACGCATCGAATGCTTGTTGAGAAACGCCTGACCCTCCTGAAGTTTGACTGCCTTGATTAAATAAAATAAACCAAATGTTCCCTTTGCTATCTAATGGATTAGTGACAATCCCTGCAAAGCGATCATTCGGTTCTTTAGTTAGCACCTCATCTGTTTGATCAAAATACACTTGATCACCAAGGCTATATTCTGTATCTGGCTTCACCTGATTTGTTTCAAACTCTGCTCGCTCGACAGTTAGAATAAGCTCGCCTGCTAAATCATCTTGACCGGTAGCAAAACCTAAGAAGCCGTCAATGAGGTACAGGTTTTGCGGAACAATATCTTTTCCTTCTGGAATTTTAACCCTCACACTCTGCCCGTCAGATACTTTTGCTCGTTGATCATAGTGTCGTGTCGTTGGATACGGTCTGCCTTTAACGTCCATTTATACCCCTCCTATTTAAAGTTGAGTTGTACTCTTACGAGTAGCTGTCATAGTATTAGTCTGCTTGTTGTCTGTAAAAGACGTTCCAGCTGGTAGCTCTGTATGTTGCTTGCTGATCATTTCAGCAACAATGCCTTGCTTTAAAAAACCATCCATTTCAGCAGCTAGCTCATCTTTAGTGATGCCTTCTTTAAGACCGCCCTTATGGTAAGACCAAAGACGACCAAGCACTGTTTTCTCATCATTCAATTCTTTTCTAACCGCATCGCTAGAAACTTTTTCAGTCATCATTTCACCGACCATCGATTCTACATCTTCTGTAGACTGCTTCTGCAATGCTTCAGCTGCTTTCTTGGCTTCATTAACTACATCCATTTCTCCGGTAACGCCTAACGCCGTCTGCACTTGTTGTAACGTCTTTTCAGATTCTACGAGGTTAGATGTCCACTTCTGATCTAATTCTCCTGCGATATCCTCGGCTTTGAGTCCCATTTCACCGGCAATCATAGTCATGGTTACTTGTTTATTCCCGTACATTTTTTTTAGCTCTTTCAAAAGCTCTTCTGGATTCATAGTTTTGTTGCCTCCTTTATTAGTATCTTGTGGTCCCTCACCTTCAACACCCCACATCTCACCGGACATCGCGACAATACTCGTCTGCATTCCAGCCCGATCTAACGGCGTCCAATCAATTGACATCGCATCGTAATCAACAACATTGGTTTGACCGTTTGCTTTTTGTAGCTTAGGACGACCAAAGATCGATACCTGTTTGATACGGCCGCTGCGGATCCATCGCTTTAGATCTTTTTCTGTCGAGTCTACAACCCCTCGAAAATAAGCAGTCTCACCCTCCATCTTAGCGCCTATCCAGTGTGTGGCTGGATTGAGGAATTGATTGCTAACATCTTCTGGCTTTTGATGGCCTTTAAACCCTGCAAGTGTTGACTGATTAACTTTGTTGACGATTGACTTAAGTGCACTTGATGAGTAATTCCAGCCACGAGTAGACTTACTTGCTGGAATTGATACTACTACCTCTAATGGTTCCTCGTCGCCTTTTTTCAATGCTTCAATGTCTACTGAAGGAGCTAACGGTATGTCCTCTACACGAGTATCATCAGTGCTTTGCATTTCTCCAAATAATAATAACCAATCCACGTTATTACACCTCCTCTCTGCTAAGCTGCGTTTTCTTGGTACCATTGTTCAATTTCAGGGTGTGATGACGGATCATCTAACCACTCCTTCAACTTATTTGTAAATGTATCGAGTTCTTCAAACACCGTAACCAGAGTACACAAGCAATTAGGATGGGGTGGAAAGACGGGTACTTCATCAACTCTATAAATGCCAGGTCCTAATCCCGTGTCTTTTGCAGCCAACTCGTCGCAAACGTCATAAATCGGATGACTTGGCGATAAGAGCCATTGTATACCTGTAACCATCGGCGTTGTCTTAGCTGATGCTATCACGCCTTCACCGTATGCTGCTGTCGTCTCCGTACGAGCCAGTCGCAATGCCTCGTAAGCTAAATCTCTTGGAGGATTAACACGGCTCATGAGCTCTGGGTACTTGCCGCTCACGGTCTTAACACCGTCTCTAATGTACTCTTGTAGCAACTCAGCTGTTTTAAGAGGACTCTGACCTGTAGCCATTGCCTCTCTCATAATCTTTGAAAGATGGTCCTTAGTGTTATTGCTAGTCTTCCAAATACGATCAGATAAATTAAGACCGTTGATTGATCGTCCCCACATCGCTTGTACTGCATCGTGATTAACTCTAATGACTGAGCTACGATAAGGCTGAATACTCATATTTGCACCCTTAAGTGCTTCGACAGTCACTCGCTCGCTTGTATAAGCCCCTGCTTTAACACCAAGCTCTAAATACTCATCAAGCTTAGTGGTTAACTGCTCATTTAACGTCCTAGACGCTTGACTCAGCTGATTTTCCAGTGATTCTAGATGCTGTAACGACAACTGGGTATAACCACGGCGCTCTAAGTCTCTTAATTGACGGGTAATTTGTTGGCTTGCTTGCTGGTATAACGCTCGAATTTCTGGATCCTGACGTAAACGCAAATCAATGTACTGCTTACGTTGTTCTAATGCCCATTTGTAATATGGTCCAGAGGCATTAATAACGTCATCAAGCTCCATCAGCTCTCACCTCGTCCATTCTGCAAGTTGAGGATCTTACGGCGCTGATCTTCGAGCAGTTGAGTGTCTTCTAATCCTTGAGCTAAGAGCTTGGTACGCATGAGCTTATCTTTTTCTTTCGTTTCACTATCCTCACTGCCTTCGTATTTATCCATGGTGTCGATATAACGAGCTAAGAAATCGACAGCAGCATCAATGGATGTTAATCCAGTAGTTACTGCTTGAGACAATGAACGGACGACAACTTCAATTTCATCGGCTTCCTCTTTCGTGTCCCGCGGATCTACTTCTTCCCATTCAAGCTCTGTTGCAAATGTGCTAAATGCTTTGTTCTCGCTCGCCTGGGTCATTGCTAAAACGATACGAGCAATGCGCTGGAATGGCTCTGTAAATTGATCTCGCTTTCGTTGTACCTTGCGTACCAACACCGGCATTTGCTCTTTAGTCGATGCATGAGAGCTCGGCGTATGGACACCAAACACAAATTCAGGCGTCTCTGAAGCGTCTACTATGCAATAAAAAAGAAGCTGTAGTAACAGCTTCGCATCACCCGTTGGGCTTTGAGCTTCAATAAATCCTGCCTCTTCATCTTCTGATAAGAACACGACTTCTTTTCCTTCTAAATTTAACGAACCGCCTTTTCTTGCATACTCGGCTGGGTTATCTATCCCGAAATTATTTCTTAAGAATCCAGCTACATCCTTTAATTTAAGTTTTAATTTCGGCGTTGAGTTCATTTTTGACCCTTGCATCGCATGATGCATGACATCATGATATGCCTTAATATAGGGCTCAATGGATTCAATTTCACTCTTCCCAAACTTCTCACTTTCATCTGACTCATTTTTAAAATGGACGATCGGCAAGAAATCCCACGGGGAATCAATCTCACCGACTTCGATTGTATCCGGTGGATCGCCATCAACTTCCACTATTCTTTTACCTGCCAATATCCTCTGCTTATAAATAAATTGTCGTTTATAACCTGTATCATCGACCCACTCTTCATTTGATTCAAGCTGGTACTCAACTGGTTTATGAGTAATCGGATCTAATATGATGTCTTTGACTTGCCCAGGAGGCAATACATTATAAACGATCTTGTCTTTTTCCTCTGGAAACAACGAAGTATCCTGATTTTCTTCCCTTGTAATCCAGATGTAGCAGTCACCATCACGCAAAGCATTGCGCTCTGTCCTCAGCATTTTAGATCGATTTCGTTCAACGAAGCTTTTTAAAACTTCTTGAGCTTCCTCATCTTGACTGTGAAACTTTGGCACTCCCATAAAGGATGCTGAGGTATTAACAACCGGCTTTACAAAGCCACCGCCGAGCTTGTAATCATCGTTGGTATTATCGTAAAGCTCTTTTGTGAGTGTATGATCGGTTTTGCGGGAATCGAGTGTATACGGTCTGTGCATACCACCAATAAGATTAATGCCGAAGCTGGTGATATTGTCTCTAAACCTCGACATCTCACCGGTAATAGCGCTCCAGATCTTACCCATGTACTTTCACCCCCCTCAATAGCGCAGCATGATCAACTGGCATATTTAAATTACCTTTTTCATTTGTATAGATTCCATAGCGCTCAGCATCTGAACAATGGTCATTCTGCTTTTTCGGTGCGTCTTCTCCACGTTCGGCCGCCTTCTCATCCCAGACATAAGACGAACGCTCACGTATTAAATTTACGCATTTTCGATGCGTGTAATTTCTGCCATCGGCTATAGTAGTACCTACAGTTCTGATTCCGTCCAGCACATCGTTTTTTGCTTGAATGACGCTTAGTTCACCCGAGCGCCTAATCTCTGCAATTAATGATGCAGCTGATGGATCAATGATCACCTTGTTGGTGTAACCTTCACAGAAGATTTCTAAGTCTTTACGATACTCGCTATCTAACTTTTGGCGTTCTTTTTTTCGACCATCGTAGTAATACTCTTTAAGGTTGTAGTAGATACGCTGACCGTCTCGATCGTACTTGATGCCTTGTAGGATAAATGCAGTTGGGTTCTGAGTACCGTAGTCAACGCACACTTGATACTCTCGAATTAAGGACGGCCATTCATCAATTACATGCTCATCCTCCCGGAACATATCGTAAATGACACCCTGAGCCATCACCCATAAACCAAGAATAAAACGTTGGTAAAAGACGCCTGAGAACATCCTGCGGTACCGATTCTTAACCCTGTCAGACAATGAAAGGTTATCATCCATCTGAAAGTGGAGTACCAGTATACGCTTTTCTTTTGCCTTGTCGATATACTCCGTTTTAAACCAATGATAAGGACCTTCCGGGTTGCAGTTGAGAAAGATCTTCGCGCCCTCATCGCCAGTTTCAGCCGAGCAACGACCTTGCGCCTGATCAACAAATGAACGTGGAAAAAGCGCCGCTTCATCCAAATAAGCGCCCGCTGCTGTTAACCCTTGTAATGTATCCTGACTAGCTTCGTTGTTTGCCCCAAACAGGTAGTATGTGTTTGATCCTATAATGACGTGTGGATTCTCTGACCGGTGATAATGGTACTCGATGCCTTTAACAACAAGGATCTTAAACATCGGCTCAAGCACGTTACGCTTTAATGCGCCCATTGATCGACCAGCAATGATAAAGTTCTGATCACGGTGTTTGGCTAGTGACCAGGTTATAAACGAGTCGATCATTGCGATTGTCTTGCCTGACCGTATGGATCCCTCAGCGATCACCGTGTCATAGTCTTTATATGGACTCTTGCTAGCCCACCACATGAGAAGCTTCTTTTGCTTACGACTAAATGGCTGAAATTTAAACGATGTGACCTTTTTAATCTTCTTCATGCTGTTCTACCTCATCGTCTGTGAAAACGTCTTCTACAGTCGCATTAAGTGCTTCCTCGTAATTTCTAACCTGCTCATGTGGATCGCCGTCGGTATCGCCACGCATATTTCCTAGCTCGATTTCAGCCTTTTCAATACCGAGCTCCATTTGTTGCATTTGTAAGCGTCTCTGATCGTCTTGACCTGATAGCAGCATAAAGTCTTTTATTAAGCTTCTGAGTTCGGCCATCGCTCTTGATTGAGCATTTAAAAACGTAGCATGACGATCCCAGGCGAATTGAATTTCATATTCTTCCTTTTCGTTTGTCATATTATCGTCAGAGTATGTCTCGGTCTTCCTGACCTCTTTTATTAACTCATCTTTATCTATAACGAACATGATCTTCTGAGCCCTAGCTATAGCAGCATATTTAATGACGATGTTCTCGTGTAATATATCCACTGGCGACTTAACCATAATTGCATCGATGATACCTAACGTCTCTTCATCATCTGGAAAAATGGTGCGAAAAAAGCCGTGAGTAGATGCGTTGCTATTTCCAACTGGAGCACCGCCACCCTTATTACCAATGGCGTTCTTATTGCCTCTTGGAGCGCCTGCTTTTTTGGGTGCACCCTCTGGCTTTTTGGGTGCACCCTTTTCCCTAGTCCAAGCGTGGCGCTTCTTCCAACTTTTAACGGTGTTTAGCGAGACGCCATGTTTTTCTGCGATGTCTTTATATTTCATTCCGTTACAGTAATCACGCCAGGCTTTCTTTTGCTGATCCGTCATGTCACATGCACCGCCACCCCCACAATATTATGTTTGTTTTGCATTCGCTCTCAACAGAGCAGGAGTTTCATTCACTCCTCTATAGGCTCTGTTGGCAACGAAGGCATTAAAAAAACACCCTATAAGAGTGTTATTTTAATTGTTCTTTTAAATCATTACTCATTTGTTTTTGAATACCTGAAATATATTCTAATAACTCTTTATATTCTTCAGTGATCTGATTATAGTTAAATACTTTATCCTTATAGAATTTCTTGTTTTTGTTCTTTTCAATATATGTATCATACATCATGTTACTTGCTACAATATATTTTTCAATAAATTCGTCATATTGTTTTTCATAGCTCGTTAAAATTGGTGTGTTTATACTTAACTTTCTACATGAGTTAGCGATGTCGGATTCATGCTCTAATTTAGAAAGTCTAAACTCATCAAATTCAATACCATTGAAGTGTAACTTCTTCACAAGCAAGTCAATTCTTGATATTGATCTACTAATCTTACTGTATTCATCCAAACCAAGTTGTAATTTTTCTATGAGAATTCCTTTTTTAAGGAATTTTTGCTCATGCTTTGCACTATTCTTTTTAGATAAGTAATCTCCGAGAATTACACCTCCAAAAGAAGTGACAATCGGTATGATTACATTCATATTCTCACTTATTAGTTCAGCAAATGCAGTAATAAATATCACCTCATTAATAATTCAGTTTATATAATTCTAAATTATAAATAAAAAAACCACAACGAGTAAATCGTTATGGCCACAATGGTTTACCAACCAAGTAAGTGCTCTAAAAACTGCCCTACCACCACCAGTTTAAACAATTTGTTTTTGGTATTTCAAATACCGCCAAGTTTGGCTATAGTGGCGATTTTGGCTTAAATGGCTAATAAGGTTGTCGCGATGCTTCCGAACCATATCTTTGCTCATTTCTAAGTGCGCAGCAATAGCACGATAACTCATACCTTCCATCATGCAGCTATAAATAACCACGTGAATTGGGTTTTGTAGATGATCTTCACCTAATTCAACGAATTCTATAATTTCTTTGTAACGATTAATTCGGTCAATAAGTTTCCTTTCTCTGCGATCCAATTGATCATACTCAGCAGCGCTCATACCTGACGATCCTTTTGGAAGCGTGGCTTCAATGTCATAATTCACAGTTAAGTTGTCATTATGTGAAGACTTAACCGTCATATTACTTAACAATTCCTCAAGACGTAACACTTCACGCTTCATCCAACGATAGTCGCTAATTAGTTCCTCTATTTCTTTAACTTCCATCAAAATCACCTCACTATTTAGATCTGAATGCGCCGCCTCTTCCTCTATGATGGATTTGACGAGACACACCCATTAACTGACGCAATTCACCAGGTGAGTATTTTTCTGTGTTCTTTGTAGCTTTAATTGGGGAATCAATTAAATGAATTGTAGTTACTCTTTTAAGTTTGCATCTTTTGCACAATTCAGCCACTTTGTTGTTTTCCTTCTCAGGCATCTCAATCCATTCATGTTTACATTTGCTTTGAATGATCTCTCGGATTGTAACGTCACGCTTTTGTTTATGCTTCTGCTTCACGGTTTTACCCCCTTTATTAACAACAAAAAAGACACCAATCCCCGTTAAGGAATTGATGTCTTTTGCAGGCTTTGCTCAAAGACGTTTTTATTTAATTGAAACAGCCTTCTACATAATCTTTAAATTCTTCCGGTGACATGTTATTTTTATCTGCAAGATATCTAACCATTCGTATGAAACCTTGTATCTCTTCATCTTTAAGAGTGTCTGCCCATAAAAAGGGATTTTTATTTCCCTTTCGCAAGTTCATTGATTTACTTATTACTACAATATTACCTGAATAAGTTCCGCCATGACCTGTAGAAATAGGAATAAAGTGATCAACACTTAAATCCTCGGTATCGCCTGTAAGTGGGCACTTACCATTAAAGAATTCAACTAAATCGTTGTATTCTTCTCTTGTCCAATCTGCCCTCAACCCATTTTCCTTCGCAAAAATTAAATGCTTGGTGACAGTGTACTTGTCAAAATGATTCTCTTTATATTTTCTATAACTTTTTTTAAATATTTCCGGATTTTTCTTTCTGTATTCTTCTTTGTAGGCTCTAACCTCGGGATTTTGCCAACGCTTCTTATTATATACTTTTAACTTATCTGGGTTTTCTTTACGATACTTTTTTTCGTAAGCACGCTCCTTAACCTTTACGTGATCTCTTTTTCTATACTCTCTTTTGTCTTCATTTCTACAAGTCTTGCATCGTGATTCAAACCCACTTTTTTTCGTTCTGTTTATTGTAAATTCATTAATTTCTTTTGTTACTTTGCATTTAGTGCAGGTTTGTTGAATCATTGATACCTCCAAATATTGCAAAGGTTATGCTCATTAATTATACCATGTTTATCCAGTCAATTGTTGATCTTTTAGTGCTAATATCCCATTTTTTTCAAGAATATCATGAATAAACAGTCTACCTTTTTGCGTCCATCGATTATGCATAACAGCACCTCGTCTGCCGTCTCTATGGGTGATGTCAACGGTATTAGACTCAACGTACCCTTTAGCCTGGTATTGACTGTACAAGAGCCACTGACCGTTTTGCTTATACTGGACTTTTTCGTCTTTAAGAATTGCATTTAGCTTAACACCTGACATGCCATAATCTTTTGCGATCTGTGTAGTGGTTACAGTACCTTTGGATGCTAGGATCTGATCAACGTATCGAGCTTTATGTTCGTATTCTGCTGCCTTCAATTCCAATCGCTTCACTTGTTCCTGTTCTTTGATCCAGGCTTTTGCTCTTAAGATCGGATCATCGATGGTATATGAGGGCTTATTTTGATCGTACTTACCTGTTTTACGGATTGTGGGAAGAACGTCTTTTGTTACCCACTTCTTAAAGGCTTTCGCTTCTTTCTTTCGACTAGTGAAAATCAAAGCATAGAGGCCAGACTCGTTGATCGCTTGAATGGCTTGGCTTCCACCAAGGGTGTCGGTATTAACGACACCCTTTTCATCGTCATCTAATCGGTTAACCGCATCACGATTATTTCGAATTTCAAGGACCTCACACACGTCTTTTGCAACAAACCATACCTCATCATCAACAATCACAGTTCGCACTTGCTTGTTTTGATAATCAAATACTTTCTGCAGCATACCTTCACCGCCTTAAACTTTTATAATTTCTTTATTTACGACTCGATCAATTTTCCCGTTTTGCCAAACAGCATGTTGTTCGCCGTACCCACTGCTAAGAGGGGGGATCATCTTCACTACTCCATCTTTCACGATGTACATCGCATTCACAGAGCAATCAATCTCAGCTGTCATTGTTTCTAATTTTGTTTCTGGCATATTCTTACCCCTCCCATTATGTTAAGCTTTACCTAGCGACAGGCTCCGAGAGGGGCCTTTTTTTTATTTCTTATAAATCGTTGCTGAACATTTAGATAACATCTGAATCCCTAGTAGGTGAGCTATCCTATGCCCTAGACCGTACTCTTTGACGCACTCTAGCTCCGATAATAGTTTCCACATTTTACACCCTCCCTGCTAACTCTCTAGCCCGTTTATTAACCTCTTCTTGATCAATCTCCTCACGGATCACCTTACGTTGCCATTCTAATTGCTCACTTTTCGTCATGGTTTTCATTCCGAATCCCCCACTAATTCTTCTAGATCTTCCTCAAATACAAATTTGCACTTTCCTGTACGAAGATTTTCTAACCAAATAACAAACCTTGTTAAGCCTAAACTGTCAAAGTCGTCATTAATGATTGTCGATGTCTTGGTTAAGACCTCATATTCTTCACCTTCAAACATCACAACTTCCCCCGATTGTATATTCATTCCGATTCCTCCATTTCTTCTTTTATAATCCGTCTTGCAGCCATTAAGCCGTTTATATATGCCATGACTTCTTTGCTGTCGTTCCTTGTATGAGCAGCATTGATTTTCTTGTTAATCGCCTTATTTACTCTCGAATGGACGACCTTCAGTCGATCAGTCATTCCCTCACCCCTTCATCCACCGTTCCACCGCAGCAAGATAATCGACTCGAACGCCCCGACCTTGTTCAACACCATATGCATGTATTTCAAAGTCCTCCAGAGGTATGCTCTTACGACCACCTGCATCTGCTTTGCTCTTGTAATGTTTCAATGTTACGTATGGGAGCAGGAACACCTCTCTGGTGTCTCTAAACTCGATGAGTAAGAATGAACGTGCTCCGTGCTTTTGCGCTTGATCCAGGTAATCATATTGATGATCCGCTACGTTATTTAACGGAAAACTCTTGCCAGACAGCGATTTGGCTTCAAAAACGATTGAATGACCTCGATACACGCCGTCGTAGTCAACGGTGCTCTTGTTTTCAAAGTAACCAGATACTACCTTAGTGCCTTTGCTTCGTGTCACCTTGACTGGTGTAGATCGTTTATTGATAAGAGCGATATTTTGATATGCATACATCTGGTTTGTATGATTGATTGCTGTCTCAAAGGCCATACCTCGATTGCCTTGTCCAACCTTCTTTCGGTACTCATCCGCAGCCATTCTTAACTGTGCCATTACTCCTTCTCCCTTCTAAAAACCAACTGGTCGAACAAATTCATGCATCCCCTCTTTTGTTTCATGGATCCACTCAACATCACCTACAAAACGCTCATTAAGTGGATTTGGATACGCATTGTAATAAACCACCGTCTTAATTTCTGCAGCTATGATGAGCTTGCGACACTGCCAACATGGTTCATGTGATACAAACAGTGTCGCTCCTCTTGCCTTGCTCCCCGCTTTTACAATGGCTGATGCCTCAGCATGTACGGTGTTGATGCAATGACCGTCAACGTGACAGTCGGTATTGTTGCACTCGTTAATTGGATTATTTTTCCCCGTGCTTAATATTCGGTTATCTTTTGCTAAAATTGCTGACACTTCTAATTTCTTGCAATAGCTCACTACTCCAACTCCTTAAATACCTTACCGATGTGTTTTTTGACTCTATCTATGCTGTATTTAGCAACCACACTGCTCTTAAATGGCTTGTCCCTTGCGACCAGCACATCATATATGTGGTACTTTGTAAGCGCGTATGCGGTAAACACCGCCCCGTGATCGTGCTGCACTCTGTACCTCAGTACCTTTGTCTCGATAAGCTCCTCGATCGCTATCTCAACCTCATCAATCGGCGATAGGAGGGACAGCTGCTCCATTTGTAGCCTCCAGTAAATCCTTGTTTTCGTAGATGTTGCCTAGATAAGTCCAACTGCATTCATGTAGCCCATGGAAATTACAGACAGGGACTTTCTCTCCCTCAAATCCGTCTTGATCATCCTCGTATCCCATGTGCTTTTGTATATCCTTTTGTTTAATTTTCGTTAAGCAAACGCAAGCTAGCTCTTCATCATATTCCAAAACGCCTGTAATTTCGTTTTCATACTCAGTTCCATCAAATAAAAATTGGTGCATTGTGACAATATCGGCAGTATATAGATCTTTAGGTTCGTTAAATTGTTCAACGTCCATGAGTCCTGTGTATTGACCGACTGACTCCCACTCAACAGGGACTGGACCGTTGCCCATATTTTCTATATAAGCAATCTTTTCTTCGTAATCTAAAATGGCTGATCCGTAAACCCATTGACCCTCTTGAATAGATTTACCACGAAACTTAATCTCCCTACTCATAACTAGCCTCCTTCAAGTAATGTGGATGTTCGTAAATGTTGCCGATGACTTTTATCTTGAAATTTCCACTTCCACAAACTCAAAATGTTTCATGATGTTTGTATAACCGAAATTACATACTGCGCCTTCTCCAAACATTTCAAGAATCATCTTTTCATGATATTTAAACTCTTCTATAGCTTTCTCTTTATCTTCAAATACCGTTGCTTTGTTTAAGTTTTGTGTTAGCCAAACAAAATCACTATCTCTTGTTTTCCCCCATTGCCTCCGTCTTTCTAGGACTTCTTTTAACTTCTGTTCTTTACTCATCGCCCTTCGCTCCTTAGTCAAATTGGGTTGTTCCACACGTAGGACAAAAATGAACTTCTGGTTGATCACCTAAAACGTAGACTTTGAAATCAATATTGCAGTACCGACAATGGTGTTCCGCATCATTAACCCAATCATCTTCCACTCACTCCGCCTCCTTTATCAACTTGTTAATCCTATAAGCAAAGAAGATGGCTTCAACCGGTTGCCCATAATACTCAGCAATGACAATCATTCTGTCAGGTGATGGAAGCCGCTCGCCTTTTTCATAGCTTGATAATAAGTTTTCATGGATTCCTAGGGCTTTTGCGACTTCTTTAATTGTCGTGTTTTTACGCCTACGCTTACGTAGCTCTTTTAAACGTTTACCAACGCTTACTCGGTCAATCACTTGATCGCCTCCTAACAGAGTCGTAAACCATAAACCCAATCAGCAGCTATAGGATTAAGCCAAAGTACTTCTTCTCTTTTTGCACCAGCTTCTGCAACGGAAGAGATCGTTTCATTTTTCCAATCACTCAATATCTCTTCATACAAATCGCTCTTATATCCCGATAAAAGTACTGGTCCAGGATGATCGATTAGAACCTTTAAAAGTTCTTCGTGGTCTCTATCTGACATTTCATGCTTGTATGCTGTAGTTGTTCTTGTATTTAAAAGGTAAGGAGGATCTGCATAAATTAATACGTTTTGCCTTGCGTATCTTTGAATGAGTTTTACTGCAGGTTGTTTTTCAATCTGAACCCCTTTCAAACGTTCAGATATCGATACTACCTTATCTGGAAAGGCTAACCATTCTTTGCCTGGCAACGGTCCATTTCCTTCGATCATGCTACGCCATCCCGTACGATGGGCAGTTTTACCACCCCTACCCTGCCAAAGTCGTACAATAAGCCTCCTTGCTTTCTCAACATTATTTTCTGCCTCGAGGTAACTGTTGTAATATTCCTGTCTTGAGTGTGGCGTGTAATAAATCGCATGAGCTAATCGCTCTGGTTGCTCACGTATGACATTAAATAAATTGACTATATCTTCATCGAGATCATTCACTGTTTCAAGTTTGCTTCGGTCCTTAGTAAAGAGTACGGCGCCTGACCCAAAGAACGGCTCCAAATAAGTCTCATGTGGCGGCATTTGTTCAATTATCCATTTAGCAATTCGCCACTTACTGCCTGGGTAATGCAAAATCCTTGGGATCACACCGCACACCTCCTTGTATTGATGTGGTCCTCAATTCGCTTTTTCAAAGATTCGTATTTTTCAATCCGTTCACTTTCTCGTCGATCGTGTTCAGCTGGAGGGCAAGCAATGCATCCGACTGCTTGCAATCCGTAGCTTAATTGCGTGTATACGATCCCCGTTCCGTCACAGACATTACACATTGGACGCAACCTCCTTAAACCGCATATCTTTACCAGATGCCTCAAGTAAGTATCGTCCACACTCTCCAAATAATCGGCTTGCACCTGCATAACCAATCTTTTCAGCGAGCGAGCTACGATCTTCATTAGAGTTAAAAACAATGGGTTTATTACGTTTATATCGCTCATTAATGATGGTGTAGTACATCCGTTCACGAGGCTCTGTATTGCTTACTTTTCCAATGTCATCCCAAATGAGTACATCCGCTTTTAAGGCGCTATCTAGCAGTTTAAAATACGACTCGTTGTTATCATCCGCTTTTCGAGCTTGCATAAGATCATCAATAAACGTGACATCCGATACGACCAATACGTTAAAACCGTCTTTCACTAGCTTTTTAGCCAAAGCCATTTGAAGGTGAGTCTTGCCGATCCCGAAGTTGTTTTTAAGCTTTTTCATCTTTGCGCGGTCTACTGGATTAAGCTCACGCATACTAGACTCACCAACTTCTGCTATAAGCCCGAAATTGTAGTTGCTGAACTTCTTTTCTTGCCGACCATCCTCTGCTGTATAAACACTAAATTCCTGCAAATAATCCACGGTCATCTCATGCATGAGGTTTTGTATATTAGTGTCCATGTTGAAGTTATCAAGTCGAGCATCTACAAACTCATCAGGGACCATTGAGCTTTTAAAACGCCGCTGCCATTCTTTCCTCGCCGAGCACTCACAAGGTTTCGCCCAATCAGTCCCAAACTCATCATTTTCATCTCTGTATACTTTGTAAAAAACAAGCTCCTTGCCGTTGCATTTAGGGCATTCGTTATCCGCCCCAGGCTTCTTTGGAAGACTGGACTTCTGCGAGAAGTTCTTCTGCAGTTTTTGATACTTTTCCATATCCGCCATAACTTCTTCCACGCTTTGAAATTTTGTCATCGTTACTCACCCCATTTTGATTATCCTGTCGTGATTGTTTGTCATGGTGTCGATCTAAGATAAAGCCAACACAGTAATCAAGGCTTTGAATCCTATCTCGGTTATGTCGTGGGGCATAGGTATCAAACCGCTCTTGTAGCCACTCCAGAGCGTCATCGAGTTTGACACCCGCACCCACAATCTCTTGTGCTGCTGTAAAATCTTTTGTGCTTTCCATGAATCCACTACCACGCAACTGAATATACTTGTCCAAGATCGTTCGAACAGGGTCGGCAGAAGTATGTGATATTTCGTCTGCTTTCGAAACAGACTCACCGTTACGGTCGGCTGTAAGCACTCCGTCACTTTCTTCCATGCGCATATTAGTAGCTGTAGTAGTAAAATCATTCTTAAGACATTCTTTAACATTCTTGTTTATATCCAGTAACTGTTCCTTAGGTGTTCCCTCTCCGTTACTTTCATCGTTACCTTCATTGATCGAAGTCTGGTATGATTCCCAATTTAAAAGGGTTACGAGTGTATACTTGTTGTTACTTTGACCGTTACTTACAGTAATCATCTTTTGATTAACGAGCCACTCTAATACCTTAGAAACTGTTTTTGGATTTAACTCTTTGAACTGCCCTCTCTCATACCAACCAACTCCTTTAGCAATCTTTCGAATGGAGGTGAGGTGTTGACCTGCTTTGATTGTTATAAACCAATCATCGAAGGGAATGCGCTTGTCTTGATGATTAGCTGAGTATTTAAGGTATTGCCAAATCCGATGATAATGAGGGGGCATCATCCATATATCACTTTCTAATTCCTTCCGATGATCTTTGATGTATCCTTGCAACATCACCCCTCCCCTCTAACTTTTCTTCTTACAAATAACATCCATCTTATCGATTCTTACGAACTCAAATTCTGGGTACTGACTCTTAATGTAGCCACGAGCAAAGGTTGCGAATGTCTGCCTTTTGTTTGGGCTTTCTTTTGCGATCTCAAGGTACTCATAAGGGATCGGCACACGATATTCATGCAACATAGACCGGCTTACCCGTTACGCCTTGTATGATGCGCTTAAACTGATCCTCGTCACTATTGTTATTGCTAAGATGCAGCAACCACGTTTCTTGTAGTTTCGATAGATCATTTGAGTTAAAAAATTCATTAACGTTTTCGATGCTAAAATGTGATCTCATTAAACGCTTCTTCATGAATGGAGGAACAATGCCCTCCGCTATATTTTGATCAAGTAATTGAGTGCTGTAGTTGGCCTCTACCATCACATGGGTGAGGTTTTTGAATTTGTAACGGATATAATACGTGTCTGTAGCGAACAGGAGCCGTTCTCCTGCATCGTTTTGAAGCAAGAACCCTAATGGCTCTGATACATCGTGTTGTACGTCAAACGGCAACACTGTCCATGATCCTAGCTTGAATTGCTTCTTCGATTCAACGACATGCATTCGATGGTGATCATCTTTTACAGCATCTTTTGTGCCTTGCGACATATAACAATCAATCCCTGCTTTTGTCACCTCACCGATCGCCTTGCAATGGTCCAGGTGTTCATGAGTTATAAGACACCCTGCAATATCTCTGGTTTGGAAACTCAGCTTGCGTTGAATCTCTCTGTATCGAATTCCAGCTTCCAACAGAACTGAAGTTTTGCCGTCTGTAACGTGATAACAGTTACCTGTTGACCCCGTAGCGAGCACCGTTATATTGATCAAAACGGTGGCTCATTACTTTCTTGATTTGAAGTCTTTTCAGATTCCCCGTTGCTAAATACTTGACCATCGTCCTTTGGCGATTCTGATTCGCTCTGAGAAACAACCTCAGATTCCTCTTCAGTTACCGGTTCCGCTTCGAAATCAATGACCTCTTTATTTGCGTTTTCGCTAAGTTCCGCCTGATGTTTTGCTTCTTCTGCTGCAGTATCATTGCGGTTGAAATAATCCATAACAAGAGATGAATCATCACTGGAGTTTAAATACCGCTTACAAGCACGATTTATAACGGTTTTCTTTGCCATCTCTTGTTTAAATTCATCATGTGTGGACCCAGCCTTTTCTTTCGTCTGATCCTTCCCCCAAAACTGTGCCTTACTCCATGCCATACGAAGCTCATCGATCGTCATTACTTCCGTATAGACTTGGTCGTTAGGCAACTTAATTACAGCGTAGGCACCGACTATCTTATCTTTTTTGATGTTTCCGAACTTTTGCTTGTGCTGTAAGTTGGTTATACGTCCATTCAACATGTCATAGTCCACTTCATCTTCTTCATAAATGACTGTGGCATCGATCTCGTTAGCCCCACTCACTCTTTTAGTGACTGCCATTGTTCCAAAGTAAGAGCGTTGGAACGTTAGTTGATTACCGTAGACGATGAAATACCCTTGTTTCTTAGCTGGGTTTAATCCTTGAACAACCATTTCAAGCAGTGAGTTAGCAACACTGTCTTTCGTACAAACTTCTAAAGCAGGTTTCTTATTCTTATCCTGTGTGCTCTGTAGAGTGAGCCAGGCAGACTTCATTGCATTTTCTGGAGAATACCCAACAGGAAAGTGAAGCTCTCCTTTTTCTTGAAATTCCTTAACTTTGCTTGCAACTACATCAACGGTGTCTTTTTTTATCATTGCGAGTTCATTTTTTGCTGTCATTAGTTAGCCTCCTGTAATTGATTAGATAAGTGCTCTTCGATGTTAAATACAATTTGATTGTTAGTATCATTTATCACGATCGTTGCTGTTTGAGAGCGATTTACCAAGCCTACTTCAACCGGCATTGTGCAATCGTTTGAAAAATAACTAGGCTCCTTTTCGATCTCGTCCTCAGTAAATATTCCAGCTTGATTCAAATCTCGGGTATAACCCCATGCCCCGGGGCGCCACCAAGTGTAGTGGTCGCCTACCGAGTGCTTCAGGGATAAAATATAATACCGTTTCATTAGATCGCCTCCTTGTGTCGCTCGCTAGCATATTCAACGCGTAACTGCTTGTCCTGTCCTGAAACCGTAAGAGCAATCGTCTGTGCATTGATGTCAAAAAGCTCTGTCACTGCTTCGCTGTTATCGATAAAGATCGGTACGGAAATACCGTAGTGCTCGGACAAAGTACGAATAATGTCGAGTCCAACGTTGATTCTCGCTGCATTGTTGAGCCCTTTAGAGTAAGGTACGCCTTTATAAAGCGTCTCGCACGTTTCCTCAACCCCGCCGTTAACCAGTGTTTCAAAGAGTTTAAATGTCGCAAACTCAAACTTGCCGTTGATTCGATCTTCAATGATTTGTGTTTTCGTGCGAGTAAAATGCTCTGCTAAAAATAGTTGCTCTTCTAACTCTTCGTAACGATCGGCTAAGTCACGTTCTTGTACAGATAACTCACTAATTCTTGCCTTACCAGTTTTGCTTTGCTCAAATTTATAAAGATCACTCTTCACAGCGCTTAATTTCTCTTTCAGTTCAACAATTTCGTTTTGAACTGCGCTAACAGCATTCTGAGCACCTTGTTTAAGTTCATCGATCTTACTGTTGATACGATTCTTCTCATCGACTTTTTCTTGATAATCAAACGACTCACTAATATCCATCGTTTTTTCTTGTGCTGTTTTATATTCAGCCTCGAGTGATTGAACCGAATTTAGAGCTTTTTGATACTCAACTTCATCGCTTTCAATTGTCGCTTTTTTGCCTTCAATTACTTGCTCAAAGCTTTCGATTTGGTTTTTCAAACGCTTGCCTTCTGCCACTACCTCTTCTAGTTGCGAAGCTTTGCGTTGATTAAATGCATCTTGTGCAGTTTGTTTGGCTTGCTCAGCTTTTTCTCTAGCTGCGGCAATTTGATCCTCTGGTAAACTCTGTGCACATGTTGGGCAAACCGTTCCTGCATCGTGGCTATGATCGTTCCATGTAAACGAGCGATCGTTTATGGCTTTCCAATCTTCTCGTAAGCCGTTCGCTTGTTCTGTATAACGAGCAATACTTTGTTCTGCACTAGTGATTTCTTGCTGATGTGAGCGAATTGTTGATTGGATGTTATTTGCTTCGAGCTTCTTGCTGTGGATTCGTTCAGACAAATCCGAAACAAGCTTTTGATTGTGTGCTTGATACTCTGCTTTGATTTCATTAATTTCGGTTTCAATTTCGCTAAGCAAACGCTTCTGCTCAGTCACTTCCGTACCAGAGTTTAAGCGAGTTACTTCATCCTGTTTAGCGCCAATATCCGCTTCGAGTGCTTGCGATTCAGCGTGAAGTTCTTCTTGATCCAATCCGTTCAAATCAGGCAAACCGCGGGACACCTCACTAATACGCACTGGTATCTTTTGTAGCTCTTCGTTAATGTCTTTTTGCTTCTTCTTAACGATTTCTCGGTGCTTGTCCACCGGTCGCTCACTGAGAATAGAGGATAATTTCTCAAGACTCTTATCCGCAGCAATGACTTCTTGATCTTCAATATCTGCACCGGCGAGCGTCAACAACGTTTCTCGACGGTCTTTCCATTTCAATTCCTCATTAAAATACGAAGGAGAAGTTAATAACTTGAAAACATCCTCTGAAATAATGTTGCCAATCTCAGCATCGAACTCTTTCTTCTTAGCCGGAACGGTGTCTACATAATGGTCAACCGTGTGTCCTGTAAATTCTTTGTCTGCTCTGCCACGCTTTTTCGTCCACTCTTCGCTGTACACCTTTTTGAGTGTCTTTACTACCCCGTCAATTAGCAGTACAACTTCCACCTCATGCTCGAGACCGTGTAAGACCTCACCTTTATGATCCAGTGTCTTAATCGCAAACTTGCTGCTATTCGTAGAGTCTTTGCCGAACAAGAGCCATAAGAACGCATCATAGATCGTTGTCTTACCAGTCGCATTGTCTCCAAACACCATAAGGTCCGCACCTTCTGCTTGTAATACAAACGACTTGATGCCTTTAAAGTTTTTAAGTGACAGTTTAACAATCTGGATCTTTTTCATAATCCAACAACATCACCTTTCTTAACGTATTGAAGATACTCAGCTTCGCTAATCACCGTGTAAAAATACATTCCGTTATGGCAAACATTAAATCTGTACTTGAGGTCTGTTCCTAAAACGTTCAAATGCTCAATTTCATATGAATCAAATAGTGCGAAAAACGTTTCTGGCTCAGTTATAATTTCTAGTTGCTTTGACCATGTATTATAGTGAGCTGAAAAACGACCTAGTTCTTTTAGCTCCTTGTGTGACTTCTCAAGATCATTTCCTAATTGCTCCAAACGTTTCAACTTATTCATTTGCATCACCCTTATTCTGCAAGAGTTTGTCGTATTCCTTAGCATCAACAAGTACATTGTCTTCAGTTTTAGTAACGATATAAACAAGGTCTTCCACGTTGTCGTAAGAAAACATATCCTCTATTGCGACGACCTCTGTAGATTCATCTTCGTTAATACCAAGCACTCTGATTCGCACCGATGCTCCCAAGTCACATTCCGATAGCTCTTCAATCAATTCTTTTACTTTCATACGTTCCTCCAATGCTCCCATTGCATGAATGCTGGGGTTAGGCTACAATGGAGCTATAATTGTTTTGGTTAACCCCTGAGTCGATTTGAGTGCCCGCTCAAACGGCTCTTTTTTGTTTGGCATAAACTCTACGAATGAAAGATTCATCGAATGCTAGCTTTGATGCTACTTGCGGCACTCCGCGCTTTACACCTAGAACATTGATGTGATGTACGATGTAAAACTTTAATTCGTCATTCGTAACCAACTTACTCACCTCCAAATTAGATTGAAAACTCCCATTGCCGAAAGGTATGCGATGATTGCTAAAGTGACTAGCACTCCACTTTCAAGCTTTTTCATGAGAGCGACCCGTTTGTAGCAACAAGCTTTTCTACATGTTCTGTGTAGACTTTTTCTGACTTGTAAGCCTCGTATTGCTCGATGGACTTTACGACAACTCCTGATGCAATTGATTGAGCAATCCAACGATTACGCACATGCTCTTTTGCTACACCCCAAACATTCTCCGCGACATCAGCGATACAATAACTCGCCTGTCTAACATCCAATATCTGCTTTAGTAGGCTTTCGACTTCTTCTAATTCAAGTTGACTAAATTCCTTGCCTGGACGCTTCGCTACTGAAATCATTTGTAGTTGCCGTGCAGCTTCTTCCGCTTCCTTGATTTCATTCACGAAATTGATAAGTTGTGTAGACATATCAGCAAGTAAGCGTGGATCCGTAGGTGGTAACGGTGTAAGTCCATGAATGTATAAGATCTTCTGTTTTGCTAAAGAATCGTTTACGGCATCGCACCATGCAATCGCTGTTTCTAAGCTCGGTGGAGTATCACCGTTTTCAATCGCTGTTAACGCTCTATAGGATAAGCCAAGTTCTCGTGAAAGCCATTGTTTGGTACGGCGTTCGGGTTGACTTGCTCTTTCTCGTGCAATCCGCAGGATGTCTTTTATCCGTGAAGCTCTATATAATGAGTGATTGTTCGCATTTTTCATTAATACGTTCGCCTCCGTTTATTCAATTTTGGTTGGTAAACTTTACTTAGATTGATTCTTTAGAACTCGCTTCTCGTTCACTTTGATACTCACCGGACTCAATTTTTTTACGTAAGATTTTCTTAGTAGTGCTGTACACTCGAGGCATCAACGTTCCGTTTTTGAGTTGTTCACCTTCGATGAGTTTTACTTTCAAGGACTTCACCACCTTTCACTAACTAATCTCTCATTTAAGCTGAGTCGGTCTTTTTGATACATTTTTTATCATCGATGTTAAAAAAAAGATCAGGGAATAAGTTAGTCATGTCTTTTGCAAAGAAATGAACATATTTCAAAATGGTATTTCTACCTGGATCTACATCACCTTTCTCGATCTTCCTAACGTAAACAGCAGAAATGCCAAGATTGTCAGCTAATTCCTTTTGAGTTTTTCCAAGTTCTAATCTAAGTTTAATTAATTGAGTTCTTTCCATTTTCACACCTCAATTCTTGATACAAAATTTATCTTAAGTTAAATATAAACGATACAAAATTTATCGTCAACACTTTTTTGATAAAAATTTTATCAAAGATACAAATTTTATCGCTCGTTGTTTATAATTGGAGGTGAATAGAGGTGCTGATCTATATGACTAACACAACCATAGGTCAAAGATTAAAGAAATTACGTGGTAAAAGAACACAAAATGAAGTATCAATAAAACTTGGCTTATCTCGTGGTCGATATGCTCACTATGAGAATGATCGTGTAGAGCCGGATATACCTACAATAAAAAAATTGGCAACGTTCTATAATGTATCAACCGACTATCTTCTCGGTTATGAAGATATGGATGATACTTATGAAGTAACAGTGGCTGGGAAAGAAGTAAATTTAAGTTCAGAAGAATACCTAGTATTTGAAGAAATTAAGAAGCACCCCATCATGTTTAACGACCTACAAACGAACACAGAGAAAAAAGTTAAAGAACTTATTAGAATGTGGGAGTATACAAAGAAAGTTCGCGAGGATTATGAAGCTGAGTTAGATCCAGACGATGATGGTATGGACCCTCTACCGGAAAGAGATTAGCCGAAAGGCTTTTCTTTTTAAACTTAAACCGAACAGATATTCCGAACATTTATTCCTATTATTTTTTTTACCTTTGGATGGTTAATTTTCTCAATTTTATGCTGTACAAGGTAAAGTAGGGTGCTATTTCCTAGATCCTTTGACATAAACATATCTATTTTGGAGGGGTACAATGGCAGTATTATCGGGTTTACTTTTATTATTAGCACCACTTGTAGGTTTAACAGGCATTATCTTATTTATTGTTAGAAAATCCAAAAAAGCAGATCGATTATCAAATGTATTTAGGGGAAGATACTTTTTTGCTGGTGGATTCTTAATGTTTTTTGTTGGACTAATTGGTCTAGTAGCATTTACTGATTCATCTGAGTTAGCTGGATCTTTCGAAGAAGGTTTAGATGCCGCCGAGACTGAGGTCGAAAATTCATCTGAAGATGTTACTGCAGTTGAAGAACTTTCTAATGATGATTTATCTACTGAGAATGTTATTGAATCTGAAGACACCTCGTCTAAAGCCGAAATTGAGGAAGAAAATGATTCGCTTCCTTACGCTATTATGTTTGAAGATCATGCCTCCTACGCTTCTGACAATCAAATTGAGATGCACGATAAATCAATAGATTTTATTAATGAAAATGAAGTTTTGTTTAGTGAAGATGCTAGTGCAGAAGAGATTTTCTCTGATGCTGATGAAGTTGATACCAGAGAGCTAACTAAGAGTTTATCCAATCATTATGGAAATCACTATCAAATAAACGGTACTGTGATTGAAATTGAAGAAGAGGAAATGCCGAGTGCAATATTAACTTATATTCATATCCTTGATGAGAATTTCAATAGTATAACTGCAATCTTGTATAAAGAAGCTGAAGGTGTGTTTGAGAATGATGATATTACTTTAACTGGCACACCACTAGGTGCATACAGTTTCGAAAATGTATCGGGCGGGCACACCAATGCAATCTTTTTTGCTGCTACTCATGCTGAACATTATGAGGTGGAAATTGAATAATTAAGCTTTAAACCAAACGCTTATTACTAGTAATTTTTATAGCATGGGAAGTTTTTATATCTAATATTTAATAAGGAAGGTACTGAAGAAAAAATTAATAATTTATTTTAATGAGGTGAGCTAAATGTCAACAGATTTTTTCCGAAGTTTAAAAAGCCACAGTGAAGCTAAATTAGTAATCCTAGAAAAATATATCGACCCTTGGATGAGGAAGATAGTATTAGGTGCTAAGAAAAATGGGAGAGATGATCGCTGTCTTCTTATAGATGGATTTGCTGGAGCAGGTGTTTATAAGGAAGAAGGTTTAGAAGTCAAGGGTTCCCCTTTAAGAATTATTGACAAAGCTATTGGATTTTGCGATCAGGCGAGATCTAAAGGCTGGGAAGACCCTGGAATATTAATTTACTTAAATGAATATGAGTTAGAAGTTAAAAATTCTTTGAATGATTCATTGAACAAATATTACGCCTTGAATATAACTAATGAAAAAGAGTTTTTCAGTGTACCAAACTACGAAAGTGTAAAAGTTTGTTTAAGCAACAATACATTTGACAACTTCCTCACTGACATTTTGGATAATATAGACGATCAACAATTGATACCCACTTTTTGTTTCATTGACCCTTTTGGTTTCAGCCAAACACCTATTGACACAATTGGCCGATTATTGAAAGATCACAGGTCAGAAGTATTAGTAAACTTTATGTACGAAGAAATTAATCGATTTCTAACTGTTGAAAATTTAAAAATACAAAATCATTTGCACAAACATTTTGGAGTAGAGAATATGACTGAATTACACGATATGATTACTGATAAAAAAAGTGACCTTCGGAAGTCAGTAATTATTGATTTTTACTCTAGACAACTAAATCAATATGCTGATTTTATTCTTAACTTCGAATTCAAAAAAGAAAGAAACATAACAAAAATGTTTTTGTTCTTTGCTTCAAGCCATTATCAAGGACTAAAACTTATGAAAGATCAAATGTGGAAGTTAGATAATACTGGTCAATACTTATTTAAACCAGCACATTCAACTGAGCAAATGCACTTTGAATTTATTGAAGAAATTGACCTTAAAGAACATCGTGAAAAACTCGGAAGACTAATTTTTGAAAACTTTAGATTCAGATCAAATATTACTGAAGATATGGTTGAACACTATATTGTAGAAGAAACATCATATCCAGCTGCTTTTTTAAAAAAGACTTTGAAGGACATGGAAGAAAAGGGAATGATAAGAGAAGTCAAGAAAATAGATGGAACTAAAAGGACTAGAGGGTTTAGTAAAGTTTTGATACACTTTTATTAGAATATATGTTCGCATTTATACTCTTATGTTATAGTTGCATCAGAGGTGATTAAAATGTCCAGCAACTCAAATATTGAATGGACTGAAGCAACTTGGAATCCTGTCACAGGATGTAATAAAGTTTCTCAAGGTTGTAAACATTGTTATGCAGCTACCATGGCAAAACGTTTACATGCAATGGGTAATAAACGTTACTTAAATGGATTTAATGTCACTTTGCATTATGACCTAATAGACAAACCACTTAAATGGAAAAAACCACGAAGAATATTTGTGAATTCTATGTCTGATCTTTTCCATGAATCTATTCCATTTGAATTTATTGAAAAATGTTTTAATACAATGGTTGAAGCAAATCAACACACTTTTCAAATTCTTACTAAGAGATCTAAAAGGTTAAAAGAACTTGCTCCTTATTTACCGTGGCCAGAAAATGTATGGATGGGTGTTAGTGTTGAAGATGAACAAGTCACGCATAGAATAGATGATTTAAGTCACGTTCCTGCAAACATAAGATTTTTATCGTGCGAACCATTAATTGGACCGTTAAATAATTTAAATTTAACTGAAATACATTGGGTAATCGTTGGAGGGGAATCTGGTCCAGGTGCAAGACCTATGAAAAAATCCTGGGCATTGGACATTAGGGACCAATGCATTAACCACAATGTTGCTTTCTTTTTTAAGCAATGGGGAGGCGTACAAAAACATAGGTACGGTAGAACTCTAGACGATCAATTATACGATGAGTTTCCCAAAAAAATATCTGTAATTTCAAAGTAACTCCTTTTCATGGGGTGATTAATTGCTACTTAGACAGAAAATATCAAAGACTATAGATAATTGGGAAGATCGAGCAAATCAAGTGCTAAAACTTTTTAAATACACTTTTCCTGATGAAATTGACATGGGAGCCATATGCTATAAATTCGGTATTAAGATTAAACCAATGCCATTTGGTGATCCTTCTCTATCCTACTCGCAAATTACAAGGGGAAGACGTGGGATCATCTATATAAAGAGTGGTATGGATCCTATAGAAAAAAAGATTGTTTTGGCTGAAGAGTTTGCCCATATATACTCTCATACTCAACATCAACTAGAAGTACCTGAAATCGATATTAATAAAATTGAATTCCAAGCTAAAAAGATGGCTGCTTACCTACTTATGCCATCCAAGCTTTTAGGTGAGGTTTATGTTACGGCTTGTCAATTAACCGATGCTGTTTTAGTTACAGAAATTGCAGATCACTTTTTAGTAACCGAGGAATTTGCCATGTATCGATTAGAACTTGCCTTTGGTCATCCCGTACATGGCATCAGCAAATTGCCCGATGGATCGTTGGCAACAATCCAGATGTTTGAGGAATAAGTACGCTTTTCTCACTATACATATAAAGGTGTGTTAAAATGATTACTAAACCAAGTATTAATGCAATTGTACTTTCAATGAACACTTTTGATTCGGGTAGAGATTTTATAATTACTAATCCAATAAGTGTTATTGACCTAGATATATTACCAAATAACTTTTCTTTCAAAATTAATTTCTCCTTAACAAACTTAACTTCAGAATTACTATATAATGTTTCTGTAATAATGAAAGATCCAAAGAATGTCCAAGTAATGACATCGCACATGGATGACATGAAAATTGGAGCAGATACAAACGAAAAATTAGATGTCTTTGCTACAATGGTAACTCTAGATGTTAATAATCATAAGTTTTCTATTGAAGGGAACTATACTATATCTATTAAAATTGCTTCATCTCCCAAAGACAAAGATCACAATGAAGAATATGATGAAATATCTATTGTTGTTCCAGTTTTTGATCGGAGTAAGCGTCCATGA